CAGAACCTAAAGTCTTACCGGGAGAATAATCCCGGTAAAGGCTATTGGGATTGGAAAGTAGAAGCATTTGCTGAAGGTGGTCAGACAGGTGATCCTGAGAAGGAAAGATTCTATCAAGCTACAGGTAGAAGTAGTAGTGGTAGACCTTTAGAAGAAGGTTTAAAACCTGTATTTAGTCTAGAAGATGCTGCTAATATGACTCCTATTGGCGATGCTATATCAGCTAGAGATACTTATAATGCTGTAAAGAATAGAGATTGGTTGAGTGCTGGACTAGCCGCTCTTACAGTATTACCTTTTGTTCCTAGTGGTTTAAGAAATGTAAAAGCTGCTGCTAGATACATTCCTACTGTAAATAGAACTGAACAAAGTTTAATAAATTAGGCTCTGGGTAATATTAGTAAGAAAAGAGATTATTTATCAGATATAGCTAATTCTAGAAATAGAGTTCTAGAAGATATTAATACGATACCTTACCGTAATAGAGCTGAATAGGCAGATAAAATATTCGGTACTAATTATAGTGAAACTTATGATCTGCTTGATGATTTGTATCAACATAGGTACTTTGATTTACCTGAAGTTCAACCCAAAGATATGGTAGCTTCTGGAAGATTATAGGCTAAACCATTTGCAGAAGAACGATTTAATAAGACCGGAGTAGGAGCAGAACCTAATGAGTTTGATTTATGGGTAAACACAGGAATGTATAGAGATCCTATGCAATTAGCTAATCATAAGATGAATCATTATACTGATTATATAATTAGTAGAAATGCAAATACAACTATTAACAATAATATGTTAAAACAGCTAGAGAATTCATTAAAATAGACAGATGCTACCAGTTATTATAGAAAAGGTACAGAATAGAAAGCTTATATGAATTAGCTAAGAACTATGCTCAAATAGAATGGAGATGTATAGAATTTAGATGAACCAGTATCGTCTACTCTACTTAAGAAGTATCTAGATAAAATGTCTGATAGTGATCCTATAAAGAAGATGTTTAAACAGCATAAGAATATTAATGCGTATACTAAATGGTTTAACACTATTCCGTTGCTTGGTACTACTGCATTAGGAGCTAATGCTTACTTTAATAATAACAAAGATGAGTGATCTAATAGATTATACAGGTATCATGCCGGAATACCCTATACCTTCATATAAGTATGGTGGTATTCACATAAAGAAGAAGAATAGAGGTAAGTTTAATGCCTTAAAGAAAAGAACTGGTAAAACTACAGAAGAACTTACTCATAGTAAAAATCCATTGACACGTAAGAGGGCTATCTTTGCTCAGAATGCGAAAAAATGGAAACATAAAGGAAGAAAGAAAAAATAATAAATCTAATTATATATAATTATGGATAATGTAACATTGAACGGTTTTGAGGTATTTGAAGATCTCATGCCAGGAGCAAGTGTAAAGAATAAACCTATTACTCCTCCTACTAGTGAGGAAGAGGAAGAAACAAAAATTGATCTTGAAGGAGTAGGAGAAGAACTCAGTGAAGAAGAATTAGATAATATTCGTAAGAATACTAAAACTGAAACTGAGGAAGAGGAAGAGCTTGAAGAAGAAGATAAAGAAGTAAAGCCTAAATCTAAAGCCAAACCTAAAACCACTACAAAAGAAGAAATAGAAGAGCCTGAAGTTGAGGAAGAAGAACCAGAAGAGTCTACTGATGAAACTACCATAGTAACGGGTTTCTTTGATTCTCTATCCGAAAAATTAGGTTGGGATAATATTGAAGATGATGACAAACCTAAAACTGTAGAAGATCTTATTGATTATTTCAATGATGTAATTGAGGAAAATTCAGTACCACAATACGCAAGCGAAGAAGTTGAGCAACTTGATAAGTTTGTTAAGAATGGTGGTAATTTAAGAGATTATTTTTCAATTGATAATGAAGTAGATCTTGATGATATCGATCTCGAAGATGAAAGTAATCAGAAGTTAGTATTGAAAGAATTCCTTAAAGAAAAGGGTTTTAATGCTAAATAGATTGAAAAGAAACTTACTAAATACGAGGAAGCTGGTATTCTTGAAGATGAGTCTCAAGATGCTGCTGAAGCCCTTAAGGACATAAGAGAGAATAAGAAACAACAGCTATTGAAAGACCAAGAAAATGCCGCTAAGCTCGCAGCTCAACGTCAACAGGAGTACTTTGATACCGTTGTCAACGAAATAAAGGGCATGGATAATATCCGCGGTGTTAAAATTCCAGAAAAGGATAAACAAATACTGTTGGAATATATATTCAAACCTACCTCTGATGGTATGACCAAATTTCAAAAAGATTGGTCTAAGAGCGTAAAAAATTTAATTGAGTCTGCCTACTTCACTATGAAAGGAGATACACTTGTAAAAGCTGCTGAAGTAAAAGGTCAAAATGCTGCTATTAACAAGTTCAAAAATAGCCTTAATAGGGCAGGAGTAAGTAGAAAGACTAATAAACAGGATAACACTAGCACCGAGTCTATGTGGAATTCCTTCGCACGAAGATTGCGTGCTAATTAATAATAACTAAAAATTAATTTACTAGTATTTTATGGATAATAATATTCTGAATAATTTGGTACTGTATAAAGGTAAGTGGTTCAGTGATTTGATTGATACCGCTAAGATTTCTGCAGCATCACAATAGAATCCGTATCAGGTTGCTACTGTGTTGTCCTATGTATTCGGTACCAAAGATAATGGTTACAACACTTCTTTGGATATGCTTACTGGTGGTCTTGGTAACGTAATGACCATTGATCAACCGAGCTGGGAGTGGAATGTAATGATTGATGCCGATAGAGCAGTTACAATTAGAGATGCAAAATGGAATGGCGCAGCTATTACAGATGATTCAACTGCAGGTCTTGGCAATACACCGATTATGCTGTGGTTAGAAGATAACTGGTTTGGTCCTACTGCTGTATTGGAATTTGACGATAAGGAATTCCAAGTACGTGTAGCAGGTGCTCCGTACCAAGATGGTAACTTGTGGGTATATACTTGTTTTGTAGCTGATGGTCAGCCTACTTCTTATATTCCTGCAGAACTCTTGAAACCGGGTTGCCAAGTATCTCGTCTGGCTTCTGCTGTTGAAGAGTACAGTGAAGAGGGTGATATCCTGAACTATAATACTCACTTCAAGATGCGTAATTATCTTACTACAATTCGTATCAACTATGATATTACTGGTTCAGCTTATTCTACAGTAATGGCTATTGCTTTGCAAGATCCTAAGACTGGTAAGAAGTCTTATTTGTGGGCTGATTATCAGGAATGGGTAGCTCTGCGTGAATGGTATAAGAGATGTGAACGTTTCTTGGTTTACATGAAATCTAATGTAAACAAAGATGGTTCTTGTAATCTGAAAGGTACTAACGGCCGTCCGGTATTTATTGGCGCCGGTCTGTTGGAACAGATTGCTCCGTCTAATAGACGTTACTATACTCATCTTACTGCAGAACTGTTGGAAGACTTCCTGTTTGACCTGTCTTACAATGTACTTGGTACTAACGAACGTAAGTTTGTTGCATTAACTGGTGAAATGGGTATTCGTGAATTCGATAGAATCCTGAAAGAAAAGGTAGTTAACATGAACTTGATTGATACAGTATTTGTAACTGGTTCTGGTGATAGCCTTACTTTTGGTGGTCAGTTCAAGACTTATAAGATGACTAATGGTATCGAGTTGACTCTGAAGTATTTCCCGCTGTATGACGATATTACTTACAATCGTAAGTTGCATCCGGTTACTCTGAAACCGCTGGAATCATATCGTATGACGTTCCTGGATCTGGGTAGACGTGATGGTGAAGCTAACATCGTTAAGGTAGTTCGTAAGGATCGTGAATTCGTAACTTGGACTACTGGTGGTGCAGTTCTTCCGTCTGGTTATGGTAAGTCTATTAATACTCTGAGATCTAATGGTAAGGATGGTTACACTGTATTCTTCCTTGGAGAAATGGGTATTATGATTAGAGACCCCAGAGCATGCGGAGAATTAATATGTGACGCAGATTAATTCAAAAAAGTTAAACTAATTTGGGAACCTTATTAAGCTACTCCCGTTATTAACATATCTAACACATTAAGGATATGAAAAGTAACGAAGTATATAAAATAACAAATAAGTTAACTAATAAGGTTTATATTGGAATAACAAATCAAGGTTCTGGTGCGAGATATCGCCATCATTGGTATGAATCTCGCATCGGCGAACCTTCTCCGATTCATCGTTCTATGGCGAAATATGGCGAAGAAAGTTTTACATTAGAAATAATTGATTTTGCTGATACCTACGATGAGTTAAAAGAAAAAGAGAAATACTGGATTAAATGGTATAATTCTACAGATAGGAGTATAGGGTATAACTTAACTGAAGGCGGAGACGGAACTTTTGGTAGAATGCATTCTGAAGAGACCAAAGAAAAAATCAGACAAAAAGCCTTAGGTCGTAAAGCGTCAGAAGATACTAAAAAGAAGATGTCTGAATCTAGAAAAGGTAAATGTTCTGATAAACAAAAGGAACACTTATCTAAATTGCAAGAGCAATGTAAAACTAAAGTTTATCAGTACTCTAAAACTGGAGAATTTATAGCAGAGTATGATTCTATTATAGAGGCTTGCAAAGCTAATGGTTTAAGCCGTAATACCATCCGCATCCAATTAAAGAATCCTCCAAGAAATCCAAATGATCACAGAATAAAATTTCTCTGGAAAACTGTTAAAACAGAAAGATACTAACTGAACAATCTAATTAATAATTATGGAAGTAATCGTTAGAATAATTAAAACTAATCCCTGGACTGGGATTACTAAATGGCCTACATGTTTTGATTATGTAAGCTCTTACTGGACTAGATCTGGTAATTTATATACTGGTTTATCTGCAGAAGATGCAACTAGATTAGAAAAAGAAATTGGTTATCCTGAGGGATAGTTATCTCCCAATAGTGCGTTCTGGGATACTTTTGCTATTAAGATAGGAAGGAAAGATGTACTACTTGACACTAATAGACCTGAGGACGAATTAAAATATTTATTCCTTAAGAATCATAAGAGAGTAGCAAACGGTTTAAATAATATCAAACCTGGTACAGATTATGTTATGATTAATAAGGACAGTGAAGCAGAGGAACAGAATAAGTTCAATAAGGTTAAGCGTGAAGCATATAGAGAGATGGATAAGATGTCTACTGAAGAAATGCGTAAGTGTTTACGTCTATATGGTATGAAATCAGATTCTATGTCTAATGAGGTTGCTGAAGCTAAACTATCAGAATTTATTGAAGCTGATCCTTCTAAGTTCTTGATGAAATGGGTAAATAATCCTAATAAAGAAATTAACTTCGTAATTGAAGAAGCTATTGCTAAAAACATTATTAGAAAGAATCGTGCTCAATATTACTTTGGTACTGATTTAATTGGTAATGGTCTTGAAGATGTAATTGCTTATCTTAAGGATAAGAAGAATCAAGAAATAAAATTGGCAATAATGTAGGAAATAAAATCTAAGTAATGACTAATAAAGATTCTCATATAATTTTCAAGGTAGTTCTGGATAAGAATGCAGAAGGTATTGCTTATGGCGGATGCCCCGCATTTTTAGACGAGGAAGTAGACTTATTTCTTAATCAAGCACAGCTAGAAATCTTAAGTAATAAGATTACTGGCAATAATGCTTTAAGAATAGGTTTAGAAGGTTCTGTATCTAACTTATCTGAGATAGAGAAGTTAATAGCTACAGATGTTAATCTTCATGCTGTACATACAGACTATAATGAGTATGCATTAGAAGATGTTCATGATGAAGATAATAGAATGACTATACTTAGTGTATTACTTAAGTATGGACAATTCTAGACTAACTGTGTACTTACTAGTCATGAGTTAGTAAAGCCTTTTAAGTAGACTTACAATAATATACCTTGGGTAGAGAATCCAGTAGCTACTTTAGAAAATGATAAACTCTTAGTATACGTAGATCCTGTTTTAATGCAGGATCCTATGTATGCTCCAAGAGTAGAAGATAATACAGAGTTCTATAGAGTAGATCTCACTTATGTTAAGAAACCAACTAAGTTTGATTATACTAAACCTGAACAAGAATTAGATTTTCCTGAAGATGTCATGTATGAAATTATTAATAGAGCAGTAGTAATTGCTTTAGAGAATATAGAATCTCAGAGACAATCTTCTAAGTTTTAGTTAAACCAAGTATCTGAATAATTATGCGCGAAAGAGATTTTCAAATAAATGTAGAAAGGCAACTGAATAACATTATAACAAACTATAATGATACTATTAAGTTTCCATCAGATACTTTGTTTCATTTCATAAACAAAGCTAAAGACGAATATGTTAAACAGAACTTTAGAGTATTCTAGAGAAATCAAGAGATTACTGATAACATACGTACTTTAGTAAATACTAAGAGCTATACTACTTATAGCTTTAGTAAATTAGGTAATAAATGGGAAACTGATTATCCTGAAGATTATATGTTTGCACTTGGTGAAAATGTATACATAAGTATAAAGGATAATAAATGCAATAACTTAATTACTCGTGAATCTGATGTAATAGAGGCTACAATAGAGACAGTAAGCTCTAGACTAAGTAATAGTCTATCAGATCATAAATTGCGTTATAATCAAGCAAAGCCTATTAGAGTATATACTGACAATAAAATTGTATTATATACTGATGGTAATTATGATATAAGTTCTTATGAACTTACCTACTTAAGAAAAGCAAAAGATCTGGGTAACGTAAGTGATCTTACTAAAGAATATACAGATCTTCCAGAAAATACACATTAGGATATAGTTGATCTAGCAGTTCAAATGATAGTACAAACTATACCTAATACAAGTTCTAAGAAATCTTAGGATAACAATTAATATGAGAAAGAAGAACAAAATACAAACTGAAAATGGGTATTTATATAGATGCTCATCTTGTAATTTGTATTTACCTGCTAACAAATTTTGCAATAATAAGAGTTTAACATACAGAGATGGAGTTAATAGTATTTGCAAAGAATGTTAGAGAGTAAAAGAGAATAGCTACCGCAAAAACTTAAATCCCGAAGATAGTCTACGTTTAAAATTAAAGCATTGTTTATCTAGTGCTAAAAGTAGAGCTAAATATTCCAAACTTGATTTTAATTTAACAGAGGATTATATAAAATATTTATGGGATACTCAAAAGGGTTTGTGTGCTATCTCTGGAATACCAATGACAAGTAATTACGGAACTGGAGTAATTGAGACCAACGCTAGTATTGACAGAATTGATTCTAGTAGAGGTTATGTTATTGGAAACGTATAGCTCACCTGTTGGGCTATTAACAGAATGAAGGGCCCTATGAATTTAGAATAGTTACTTTATTTCTGTAAAAATGTGATAAATAATAATTTTACAAGCGCTTCTAACGTGGAAATTCTTAACAAAGAAAAGTAGAAGGAAGCGAATAGACTAAGCGCTTAAATGTCTAAATAATAAAAAATTAATTTTATGCAAACTTCAGTACACTCAGTTCTGATTGGAAAACAAGCTCCGGCTTCTTACACTACAGTGGATGCTTTAGCTGTTGGTGATGTTGCTTTGTTCGATGAGAATAAGGCCCTTATTAAGACTGCTGCTGATGCAGTAAATGCTAACTCTCTGTATGTAGGTGTAGCAGGTGAAAAGATGAATGTTACTATGCCTGATGGTACGGTAGCACAGAAAGCTAATATTGATTTCTCTACTGAAATTCAGAAAGCTTCTAAACCGTCTGCAGTAATTGGCGAATATGTAGCTCCTGTTGAAGAAAAGATTGTGATCACTTTGACTAACGCTACTATCATTGCTGGTAATCGTTACGTTTTGCGTATTGTTTATAAGGATATGTATGAAGCCGCTTGGCAGTTTACTCATACTTATGAAGTATATGCTGAAACTACTACCCCTGCAGATTTAGTAAATGCTCTGTTGAAGAAGATCAATGCTCATAAGAATCGTAGAGTACAGGCTTCTGCTTCTGCTGCAGTTCTGACTTTGACTGCTATGCCGAAGGATGATAATGAAGGCGTTTATTCTTTAAATGAATATAGCGTTGTATCTATGGAAGCTTCTCTGTATGAGACTATTCCTGGTGCATTGCTTGCTAATCAGCCTAAGGCAGTTGTAGGTGCTACGATTGTTAAGACTGCCGGTAATCCAGGTAAGGGTTATTGGAAGCAAGTACGTGATGCAGAAGTACGTAACATGGGTTATAAAGGTCACGTATTTACTGGTGCATATCCTATTGTTGAACAGGTTCGTAAAGTAGTAGAAGATGCAGAATATGATTATGCTATCATCGAAAACGATAACCTGTACTTGAGCAATGATAATCAGTACATCAAGACTACTCCGTTGACTACGGAAGTTTATTGTCCTAGTTTAGTTGATTCTATTGTAGATAAGGGTATTCAGTCATTTATTGCTGGTAAGACAATTGCCTAATCCACGTTAGAGAGATTGAATTTGGGATAAGATTCCTTTTACAAACTACAGAAGTGGAGTTGTGGAATATTCCACTCTCCACTTTTTTTATTGTTGATATATGGACAAATTAACAAATATACAAATAGATGGTGATAAACTGACCTTTAAGATAGAGACTGAAGTAGATCTTAGTAACTATGGTAAGGAAGTTTATATAGATGAAGTATGGAATTTAAAGAACATACTTGAAGACAGTCCTATACATAACATTAGCTTTTCCGAGAATATTACAGTAGATTCCGAAAATAATGTAACTGTAACTAATGACGATATTCTGGAATTAGATTGGAATATGAAATACGTTACTTTGAGATGTTTTACGGAATAGGAAGAAATTCATTTTCATGGCATATACTACAATCCTTCAATTGTATATATGGCAGAGATTAGGAAATTACATACTCACTGCTCAACTTGTTTAGATGATCAGACTATGCAGAACATAATGTTAGTAGTCTTTAAGAGATAGTTGCTTGAGTATGCTTTAGCATCCGATTACTATCGTGATGCTTTACAATTATATGTAGATATCTGTAGATTACTTGAGATATCTATCAAACCAAAATGTGCAGCTAGTACTTGCTGTAACAATGCTATTCTTACTCAGAAAGGTGATTGTTTCAATACAGAAAACGATAAGTGTCTTCATTTAGAGAAAGAGCGTAACTCTGCTACTTTATTTAGTGGTATTTGTTACTCTTGTTCTAACAATACTTGCAGTACAGGAAATTGCAGTAATGGTTATTGTAAATTATAAAATAAATAGATATGATACAAAAATGTGATGGTGTAAAGATATTGGACTTAGAAGAGAAGCTTGAAGTTACAGGCAGTGAATACATTGTTACTGCAGAAAAAGGCAATAACTATAAATTACCGCTTGAATCTGTAGCTGATATAGTTATAGGTAGTTCTAAGTTTAAAGCTGCAATTAAGGATGTATATGAATCAAGTACACCTACTGCATCTGTATCTTTAGATAAAGATCAATTTCTATTCTCATTTGGTATACCTGCAGGTAGAACAGGAGATGCAGGTAAGGACGGTAAAGATGGTAAAGATGGTAAGGACGGTAAGGATGGGATTGATGGTGTACCAGGTATAGACGGAGATACTACTAGAGTAGTAATAGCATACAAATCTACTAAAACCATACAAAGACCCGATACTCCTGTAGGAGGTAGCTGGGATTACGATACTAATACTATTACATATCCTGAAGGATGGTCTGGTAGTGATAGTAATCCTAATGGTTATGTGTGGATGTCTACTGCTACATTCTCTAGTAAAGGTACAATAGTAGTACCTTGGAGTACACCTGTAAGACTTACAGGTGCAGATGGTCATGATGGTGCAGACGGTAGTAATATTGAGTTTGTATATAAACTTACTATAACTAGTTTGGTTACACCTACTAAACCTACAGGTAACAGCTAGACTGAAGCTATTAGACAAGGGTGGACTGATCATCCTACAGGTATTAGCGAACAATATCAATGTGAATGGGTTTGTTCACATAACTTACAAACTGATGGTAGTTGGAGTGAGTGGAGTGATCCTACTATTTGGTCTAAATGGGGAGTAAACGGTAAAGATGGTGATGGCGTAGAGTATATATATCAGATTACTAAATTACCTGCTTCTCCTAAAGAGATTACAGATAACAACCCAGATCAAGATGAATATATACCTCAATCAGCTCCTGGTGAACAACCTTGGACAGATAATCCTACTGGAGTAAGTAAAGAATTCCAATACGAATGGGTTAGTCAGAGAAAGTATAAAGGTGATACACATAAATGGGGCAACTTTAGTTCTCCATCATTATGGGCTAAATATGGAGACAATGGTCAAGATGGTCAACACCTTAGAGTAATGTATACTAAGACATCTGGTAGCGACGTTAAACCTAGAGATCCAGATAGATTGAATATTAATCCTGGTAGTATCTGGGGTGTAGGTATGCCTACTGCTACTGGTAAAGAAGCTATATGGGGTATTCAAGCTCTTGTTACTTTTGATAATAAGTTAGTAATTGATGAATCCTTACCTGAGGATGAAAGAGGTTGGTAGGGTCCTTATTTAATTACAGGTGTACCTGGTCTAGATGGTAATAATTTTAATTATCAAGTAGAAGCATTTAAGCAAAGTCAGACTCAACCTGAGAAGCCTACTAGTAATGACCCATATAATCCTGGTGATGGTTGGGTACTTACTCCTGATATGTCTACTGGTATATGGTGGAAATGTATAGCATTGGTTCAAGGTGAAACTGGCACGGTAATAGAATGGGGTGCTGTAGTAAAAGTAACTGGACAAGGAGTTATTATTAAAGGTACTTTAGATTCTACAGATGATCTTCCAACTAGTGGTAATGAAATAGGAGACGGTTGGGTTATTGATGGCTTCTTATGGGTATGGAATGGTAGTGACTGGGTAAATGTAGGTAAGGTTCAAGGCATGGATGGTAACTACTATGAATACAGATTTGCTAGAAACAATAGTTGGAGTTCAGCTCCTTCGTTAGACCAAGATACTCGTTATCCTTCTGGTTGGAGTTCTTCAGCTCCTGCTTTAAGTGATGGTAAAGTCTTATGGGCTACTTTTGCTTATATCAATGGTAGTGATAATACTATGATAGAAGACTGGTGCGATCCATACTACATGACCGGTATGACTGGTGATAATGGTGGATCTGGTATTCCTGGAGTAGGTTATGAAGTTAGATACTGTAAAGGTACTGAAACTACTTATACCGGTGAGGCTTGGAATGATACTATGAAGCGTAAAAGAGATCCAAAAGGTTGGTCTATAGATGTTCCCGAGTTAGTTAGTGGTGATGAATATAACTATATATGGTTTATTCAGTGTAGAATAATAAATGACGAATTAGAGTCTGGTCAATATTGGTCTAAACCTAACCCTATGGGTGGTATAATTACTCCAGATCCAGTAGGTTCACAACCTATAGCATATCCTATGGGTATATATAGTACTACTACCCCTTACATTAACGATGGAGAAACTGCTCCATATGTATATGATACTGGAGGAGATACTGAAGGCAATCACTATTTCTTTTTAAAAGCCGTAATGACATGGATTGGTACGTAGCAGAATAATGAATCGCCAGGAACAGATACCTCTGGAGCATGGGAACCATTAAAAAACTTTGAAGCTATCTATACTGACTTACTTATTGCACCTAACTCATTAGTAGGTGGAGCTGTATTTAATAATAACCTGATGTTCTCACAAAGAGGTAAGAATGCTAGTGGTGGTGATAGTTCTGAATATCATTTGATTAATACTTCAGATCCTATGAACACTTCTAACTCGTTTAGACCTAATTTCTTGTTAGACTTTGAGAATGGTGAAGCTTACTTTGGAGCTGGAGGTATACACTTAGCAGCTGATAGTTCTAACACTTCTATACAATTAGAATCTGGTAATGTATCTGGAGGTAATGGTAGTATTGCCACTATAGATATAGATGGAGCTACATTCCAAAAGGTAGTATCATCTAGCAATCCTGCAGCAAATAAAAGAGCTGAACTTAGTATAGATGGACTGAGTATTAATATGGGCATACCTAAATTCTATGTTAATGATGAAGGAATGTCTTACTAGCATTATGCAGGATCTTCTACAGTAACAGATTTTAAGTTAGATACTACGGGAGCTATTACTATTGGACAAACTGGTTCTAACCACGCTATAATTGATAGTGGTAGTTTCTCATTAAAGAACAGCACTCTTGATAATATTGTTATTACTTATGATAATACTACTTCTTCCATAGTATTAAAGAATCCTACTGGTATAGATTCGTCTAGAATAGAGATAAAAGCTTTAGACGATAATGCATCAGACGCTATTTCAGTAACCGCTTATGATTCTTAGGGTAATAAAGCGTACATATCTCCACTAGGAGTGACTGTATCCGATGGTGTAAATACTCACATAAATATTATGAAAAGTATGATTACAGTAACTAACTCTGGCGGTACATATATTGGATGGACTGGTACTAAAAATGGTTTACGTTTTGTAGGTGGCATTTGTGTTGGTGAAGCTTAATTGAATTACTATGGATAAAGCAAAAGAATATATAAACAGTAAAACAAACTCTATACTTAAAACTAATATACTTAGGAACAATAGAGATGTTGTAGCAACCATAGTATACAATGAATTGACAGATTTATTGGAGTTTAGTAACACATCTAGTGTTACTACTCCTATAGATTCTGAAATACTAAAAAGATACTTACATTAGGTTAAACCACAATTATATAGTGGTATACCTATGAAACTCAAACCGTATTGTATTAAGTGTGGTTGTGGTAATGGATACTTTAGAGGATTATACGATCCTTATGTATTAGCATTGTTGACAGAGGATGCAGATCCTTGGTTATGGGAAGATAACGGTGTAGTACTGTTAGAATAGTAGAAAGAAAATAGTTTGATTGACAATGATAGCAAGAATTAAAGGTTTAAAGATTAGTCAAGCTTCAGAACGTACTGCTGTCACAGGATAGGAAATGATTCCATTCCAAGATGGTGAAAGAAATGGTAAGATCCGAATGATAGAGTTTAAAGATATGACTATGTATATCTTTGATCCTACTATCGTTGATGGTAAAGTAAGTCAAGAAGATTATGACGCATTAAAGCAAGCTATAGAAGAAGGTAAGCTTATCTATACTATTAACTCTAATAGAAATGGATTAGACTTAGCAACTGAAGTAGCTATAGTTAGTGGTACTATATATATTGAATCTCCCGATTTTATTAAAGAAGAAGGTACAGATAATATATCTCAAGTAGTATTTGATACTATTACTGTAGATGGTTCATTAAACTATAGTAAAGAACAATATACTACTACAGTTATTAAGACTACTGGAGATGGTACTAAAGTACTTACAGATAATGGTCAGTACGTATATATAGGTAATTTAGCATTAACTAATATTAAGTTTAAAGACGGTACTAATACATCTACTTATGATTTAGTAACCAATGGCATTACCTTTAGACAGAATAGTACTCCATGTGTATCATGGAACACTATTAAGAGTGGTAACAACATCTATATGGATATACGTATAGCTAATGCTACTGCATCTATGGATGGTCTAATGAGTAAGGAAGACTATGTAGAACTTAATACTACTATACCTGGGCAGATTGAAGATCTAAAGGAAGCTGACTCCAATATAAATAATAGAATAGACGATCTTGATGATAAGATTGATAAGGAGATTGCTGATAGAGAAGCAGAGATAGACCGTATAGAGAATAAGTTTGATGGAGTTACCGATAAACTAGAGGACGCTCTACAGAAAGAAATTGAAGATAGAAAAGCAGGTGATACTACTATTACTAATAGTTTAAATGCGTTCATTAGTACTAAAGGCCAACCAGGTGGTTTAGCTGAATTAGACTCAACTGGTAAGGTTCCTGCAGCTCAATTACCATCTTATGTAGATGATGTATTAGAGTTCTCTACTAAAGCTCAATTCCCTCAAACTGGTGAAACAGGTAAGATATATGTAGCTAAGGATACTAATCTGACATACAGATGGACTGGTACTCAATACTTAGAGATTAGTTAGAGTTTGGCATTAGGTGAAACTCCTAGTACAGCGTATCCTGGAGATAAAGGTAAAGCTAATAGAGATGCTTTAAATAGTATGCCTACTAAGATTACTTCATATCTTACTCCTACTACTAGTACTGGTGAATTAGTTAAGATTAACTACAAGTATACATCTAAAGATGGTTTGAATTATGGTCCATTACAGGATGATAACATAGATATACCATCAGCTACAACTACTAATGCAGGCGCTATGTCTGCAATAGATAAAGGTAGATTAGATGATTTGTATGATGAATTTGGTAGTATACAGAATCCTGGCGATAAACTTGATTCACTACCTAAGAACTTAGTTACTGGTGTAGATGCAACATCTAGAAATGCAACTAGTGTAACTATTAACTATAAGCAATCTGATTTATCTGCAGCTAGTAATTCATATGCGAATCCTATTACTAAGTCATAGACTATACCTGCTGCTACACAATCTGCAGCTGGTGTAATGACTGCTAGTGATAAGTAGAACTTAGACGTTAATATACCTAATAGAATTACTAATCTAGATAATAGAGTAACTACTGAAGTAGACAGATTAGAAGAACTTATTGAGAATAGTTCATCTGAGATTACTAATGATTTGAATGTAGAGATACAAGCTAGAAAGGATGGTGATGCTCAGTTACAGACTAATATCAATAATCTGTAGTCTACTATGAATACAGAATTAGCTAAGAAGGTTGGTAAAGTAACTGTAGCTGGTTCTGGTAATGCTGTTACTACTGCATCTATTAGTGGTGATACTCTTACTTTAACTAAAGGAGCTACATATAATAACTATGTACATCCTGCTGGTTCTGCACCTAGCAAAGCATCTGGATTCTATAAGTTCTCTACTGACTCTACTAGTCATATATCTGGTGTTACAGCTGTAACTAAAGCTGATATAACTGCACTAGGCATACCTGCATAGAATACTAATACTACATATACATTTGCTAATGGTTCTGCTGGTAATTTCACAGTAACTCCATCTGGAGGCAATGCATAGACTGTAAGCGTTGGTAAACCAGCTAATGCTGGTAATGCTGATACAGTTGGTGGTATTAGTCCATCTGCTTTTGTAAAGAAAGCTGGGGATACTATGACGGGAATATTAACAATAAGTCAAACTTCATCTGGCTAGCCTTTAACTTTGCACGGTACTGATGCTGTGAGTCTTATCTAGTTTGTTAATAACAAAGTAGAAACTGCAGAAGTAGGGTATACAAATTCATTAGGAGCATATTTATACAATGATAAACTGACAACCCATCCATGTATATCATTAGGTAGAGTAGATAGTTTAGATGAAGGAGCAACTTTCTATTATGGAGGTACTCATTATAAATTACTCCATAAAGGTAACTATGCTAACGAGTTAGATTAGCGTTATTCACCAAAAATGGTATATAACTATGATAAAGGATGTTTGGTAAAATTAAGAAATGCATCTAGTGTTGATGCAATGATTACTGTAAGAATATTCGGTAATTCCTGTTATACTACACCTCCGTTTGATACAGTAATATAGTTCTATAATTATAATTCAGGAAACTCAATAATATAGTATTCTGGGGTTAATAACGGAGCTGGATTTGGTGATATAAAGGTATTTAACTATAATGGTTAGGTCTATCTATGGTTTAAACAAACACGACAATTCCAATCTTTTGTAGTACACGCTTATTATAGTAATAGCAGTGACTATAGAAACATGGTTGAAACTATTACCAATGAAGATATGCCTACTTCTGGAGTAACTAGAACAACAACTATAACTCCTAAATAGGCTATATACACTTATGATAATATAGCAGTAGGTAATGTTACATCTTCTGGTAAAGTATCTGCAGTCGGTGGTTTCTTCAAAGAATCCGATGCTAGATTAAAATCAGACATTAAACCATTAGATTATACTTTAGAACAGATATGCTCTATACCTACTGTATCATTTATAATGAATGATTAGAAGCAAATAGGTACGATAGCATAGGACTTAGAGGAATTAGGTTTTGAAGATATAGTAACTGAAAGTGATACTCTTAAAACTGAAGTAAGTAATCCTGAACAGTTTGAATCATTCACTAAAGATGGTGAAGAGTATGTTAAGGTTAAGAAGGTAGAGTATGAGATGTTAGGTGTATTAGCTATTGAAGGAGTTAAGATGCTTAAGGATGAGATTGAAAAGCTTAAAGCTGAAATAGAAACTTTAAAGAATAAGCAACATGAGTAATGAAATAGCAACATATTCTATGATATTAAGTAAGCTTAGTCTAGGTAAGAGTGGGACAGAATGTCCTACTAAGACCTAGATTTTAGCTATTAATTCATTAATCGTTATTGATAATGCTTCTACTTATGGAGCTAATGAATGTGTAAAGATAGATGATATACGTAAGAAGGTAGAGACTTGGAATTACTACTTAACAGTATCACCTACTAGTATGTCATTTGGAGCTGGCGGTGGTAGTAAGTCTTTCACTGTTAGTTCTTATAAAAGAAAAGTACTAGATGGAGTAGAATAGAGTGGTAATACTAATGTATCATTAAAGTCTACTACTATATCTGGTACTGGATTCTCTTTAAGTGGAACCACCGTAAGTGCTTCTGCTAATGAAATTACCTCAAATAGGACAGGTACAGTTACTATAACTCAGAATGAATCTAATAAGACAGTTACTATTAGTTTGTCACAGGATGGAGATGATGTTAGTTCATATGGTGAATGGACTATATCTGTATCAGCTAGTCCCACTAGTGTATCTAGCAGTGGCGGTACTTCTACTATTACAGCTAGTGCTAAGAGAACTGTATATTGGGCTAGTGGGGATGTTACTGAAGAAACAGGTAATCCTACACTGTCTACTAACTTAGGTAGTCTTAGCAGTACTTCTTCACCTAGTACTTTAACATTAGGAGAGAATACATCTACATCTAGTAGAACTGCTACTATTACTGCAACTCATGGTGGTAAGTCAGCTACTTGTACTGTTACTCAAGCTGCTGGTGAATCTCCAGATGTATGGGATTATGTATTCTCAGTTAATCCATATCAAGTCAGTGTAGGTTCTGGTGGAGGTAGTGGTACAGTTACTATTACCTCTTATGAGACTCTTAATGGCAGTTGGTATAGAGATGTTAGTTATAGTATTGATAGCAGTACATTACCTTCATGGGCAACATATGATGGCGGTGGTTCATTCACTATAAGTGCTAACACATCTTCATCATCTAGATCTGCTCAAGTTTACTTTGTACAAGATGAATCAGGTAATAGAGATTACGCTTCATTATCACAAGATGCATATGTACCACCTGCAGATAATTATGTATTTACTTGGGATGATGGTAGTACCTCAGATGTTAGTGCAAACTTCCCGTGGGATTTCTCTACTAATGGAACTGCTACTAATATACCAGTAGTATCTACTAAGAATGGTAGTAGTCAATCTTGGAGTGTGTCTAGTAAACCTAGCTGGATAACCACTTCTACTACTAGTAGTAAAGTTACTATCAGTGCATCCGATAATAGTGGATCTGCAAGAAGTGGAAAAGTAGTATTAACTCAGAGCGGTTCTGGCAATACACTTACGGTTAATGTTAGTCAAGCTGCTTATTCTGCAACAGTAGAATGGAGATATAAGATAGGATTTGCTAATGGTGCTCTGAGTAACATATCGGTAGTTTGTAGGGACTATCATGTAGTTGGTTAGAGTATTCCATTTACAGTTACTTTTTTAAGCTATAAGTCTAAGTATGTAGATGGTGTAGAAGATACTAGTACTAGACAATATCTAGATTTTAGTATAAGCAGTAGTTAGACTTGGTTAACAGTAACTAAGAAAACTAGTAGCATTGCTAATGAAGGTAAATTTGCTATTGTTGTAAGTGAAAATGGATCGGCTAGTAATAGAACAGGTACTATAACAATAACATAGAGCGAAAGTTAGAAAACTATTACCTGTGATACAACGCAGGTAGGTAGTGACGCATTTGTTGCATCCTATTTCGTAAAGTTCAGAGGATCTGATACTTATCCAAGTGAAATTAACTTTGGTCTGGTTACAGCACCAACTTCAAAAGAATTCGAGGTAGAAAGTTCACTTGAAATATATACAATAGATTCAGAATATAATTCATATAATTATCAATTTGGCGCCGTAATTATAGCTTATATGGTAAATAATTTTATGAATTTTACGGATAATTCTTGGTTTACTAGTACGTATGAAGTGGGGGGAGGAAGCCATCAGTATGATTTATTAACTATCAATGCTCCTGTATCAGATGGCCGAGATCATGCAGTACCTATATATATTGTGCAAAGTAAATATGCCGGATATATTGATTGGAATTATAGGGAACTTACCAATTCACCCATAGCTGGTCAAATAATGGTAAAGTAGGCAGGTAATAAGATATCATGAATCCATACTTAGCACATATGACAGATAGAGAATTGTTGGAGCAGATATATCTTCTGCTCCTTCAAATCAACGTGAAGGTAAGTGAGATAGATAACGATACTAAACAATTTGGTATGAACGTAGCAGCCAATCTAGTTGGTGAGGCTCTAATTGCAAATAACAATGATGCCGAGAGAAGAAATAATTAAACAGCTTAAACCTTATTTTAACGTAAAGGAATTAGTATGTAATCACATATATAGTAGGTTTGGAGAACAATCATGGATGTTCTTAAGTACTTAGTTACTACATGTATTACTGTGTCTACGTACTGATATCTTACGTATGCCAATGCATATTAATATTGGTAATATGCATCAAAGAGGTATGCGTTGCAATATGTGTCCTATCGTCAAGAGTAAAAAGAGTGTGTACGTTAGCGCTCACACTACAGGAAACGCTGTGGACTTTACTTGTGATGATAAGACTGCAGAAGAGATAAGAGAGATAATAAAGGCTAAACCTTTATTGTTACCATGTAAAGTACGTTTAGAGGAGGGAGTATCATGGTGCCACATAGATTGCTATGACGACGGTACTGAAGATAAAATAACAACATTTAAAGTATAATATATGTTACAAAGAGAGATAGTTAGATTTAGAGCATCAGATACGTAGCCTAATCCTCTAGAAGTAGATTATTGGATTGACGTTACCTCTAATTACTATGGTGGTTGTATTAGATACTATCGTAATGATACTAATACATGGGAGATGCTAGATCTGAATGATAAGCAAGTAGATGCTATCATTGATTATATTAATAGAGCTCTTGATTAGATAGAACAGTTTATTAATGAAGCTATAACTGAAATCAGAAATGAATTAGCTGAGTTTAAAGATGAACTGAAAGAAGAAGTTAATAAACTGTGGTAGTATATTAATTAGAAAGTAGAAGAGTTAACTACTCAAATTAGTAATATTAGAAATGAGATTAATGATATCAAAGGCGATGTTAATAATATCAAGTAGGATATTACAAACATCAATAATAACATTGATGATATAAACCAAGATATTACTAATATCAATTCTAATATTGAAGATATTCGTCAAGATATAACTAATATAGTAGGTAGTGATTTAACTTCTATTCAACAGAAGATTACTGAATTAACTCAGAATATTCAAGAGTTAGATAGTAAGATTGATCAATAGATTAGTGATTTAAGAAGCTATGTAAATAGTGAAATTACTAAAGCTAAGAATGAACTTAAGACTTACGTAGATGGTAAAGTTACTGATCTTACTGAGTTAATTAACCAAGAGATTACTAATAGAACTAATGCAGATAATAATTTGCAATCTCAGATTAATGAGCTTAAGCAATTGATTACTAATGCATAGAATGCTATTGATACTCATGCTGCTAGAAGAGATAATCCTCATGTAGTTACTAGAGCTCAATTGTCATTAGCTACTACTGATAGTGTTGTATTTAATAAAGTGAGTGCTCCTAGTGGGTTCTTTAAAGAGTAATAGTTATGAATAAATGTGACGGTATAAAGATATTGGAGCTGGATCCTAAGCGTATACTAGAAGGAAACGAATACATGGTAATAGCAGAGAAGGATTAGAACTTTAAAGCTCCTATTAACTAGATTGTTGATTTAGTAGTTAGTGATGATAGACTTAAGGATTACATAGATACTACTATAGAATCTTCAATAGGTGATTTCAAAAATGAAGTTAATCAAAGTATATCTGAACTCACTAGTAAGATAAATAACCTGGATAGTAAGATAACTACTGTTAACAACAGAATTACTAATCTGGAGTCTAGTATAGATGATATTGAACAGAGTATAACCAGTATCAATAATGAGATTACTAATATTGAAAATAATCTTGGTAATGTTGGTGAATTACTTGATGAAGAGTATATTACTCAGCTAATAAATAAACTTATTAGTGAGAATAAGATATCTGTATTAGATCCAGTACAACAGGCAATGAACAAAGGTACTGGTGTTACTTTAGCATTACCTAGTGCTAATAACGGTAAGATATCATTACCTATATGGACTGGTACTGAAGCTGAATATAATTAGCTTACTAAAGTAGCAGGTATGACTTATAATATTATTGATGAGGAGAGCGCATAATGTTAGAGTTAGGTATAGCAGGGGGACGAGCAGTTCCCCTACAAAAGAGAACTGTAGGCAATACTAATATATCTGATGTATTTGATGGAGTAAATCATATATGGCCTACTAGGGATGATGTAGCTTACTTCTATGATTTCAATAGTATATAGTTGAGATTCATATGGACTGATTCTAACGGTAGAGATTTTGATACCGGTACTAACATCACTAACGCTCCTAGTATCCCTAGTGAAATAGTAGGATGGAGTTGGGGTTCGTCTGAAAATAGAACTCAACCGTTTTTATACTGGGGAGGCGATAACACTCAATCTGGAGCAGAGTGTGTAATGGTAGACATTAAATCCATACAAGATGTATATACTAATGATCCTAGTTTAACTATGCCGGAATAGTTAATTGTATAGCTTAGAGGAAACTGGTTTGGAAATAAAAATGACGGTATTGTGACTGTTGAATGCACTGCTTATAAAGGAGGAGTTATAGTAAAAGCATATCAAATGAAGGGTAGTGATATGGGAGTAACAGGTCAATCATTTGTATTCGCTGATAAAGATGGTTGGGTGTCCGAAGAAGGTATGCCTAATAAAATATGGGTTGGAGAAGCTGTTAAATACGTTGATGGATGGTATAAAATTAATCCTGTAGATGATAGCGTAGAAGGTATGCCCAATTTAACGATATAGAGAGACTTTACATATAAAGGTACTTTAAGTACTTCCGTTAATGGTTATGTCACATTTAATGGTAAATAGTATAAGACGTGGAATGATTAGACTAATGTAGACGGAGATATAATAATAGGATCTGTTAGATGTCTGAATACTGATACTATGACTGAGGAAGGATAGATTAAAGTAATCGCTATGAATGAGAATGGCACTATATACAACGATAATATAAGTACTGCATTCAGATATGGATATGTAGCGGGTAATAGTGAAAAGAGAGGTCAGCAGTTTATTAGGAGTTATGTAAGCAGTAGAGACGGTTAGGCAGCAGATGAGGAATTTGCTGTAGTTAATTACTTTGATAAGACTGAAGCTGGTCAAGTTGTAGCATTAAATCCAATAACATAATGAAAACAATATTGTATATTTCAATGATGAATATACGAGATAGAAAGAATACGATACTCCAGAACAGGAGATTATTTAATTATTAAATATTTGCAAATATGGTTAAACAAGAAAATCCTAATTTCATAGCATCTAAGTATGCTCCAAATCCTAAAGAGGTTTCTTACTGGATTGACTTAGCAACAGACAGTACTGGTAATGTTATTAAGTCATATAGTCCTGATCTTAAGAAATGGATACCACTAAATAGAGATGCTAATGTAGACCAATGGACTCATATTAAAGAGATCGTTCAATCTGTTGGTTTAAACTATGATAAGAATAGTGACATTATATCTTTACCCGATAACAGTAGCAATAACTACTTTAAAGGTACTAGTATAGTAGATGCTATTAATAAAGGTGATGCTGCTGTAAAAGCTCAAGTAGATAGACTGGATACTAAGATTGATGATGTGAATGAAGACTTACAAGACTTCAAAGCATTAAAAGGTCAACCTAACGGTCTTGCTGAACTTGATGGTAATGGTAAAGTACCTGCTAGTCAATTGCCTTCATATGTTGATGATGTAATGGATGCATATGCTACTTATACTGTATCTCCTACTGGAGTACTTTAGAATATACAGTTATATGCAGATGCTGAACATGAAACTCCTATAGTAGGTGAGAGAGATAAAATCTATGTTAATGTAACTCCTGGTGAAGTAAGCTATCAATTTAGATGGTCTGGTTCACAATGGGTACACATTGATTCTAATGCTATTATCATTGGCGATATTACTGGTACTGCTTATGATGGTGGTAAGGGTAAAGCTATGGAGAATGTAGTTAACTCTATGCCAGATAATTTATTAAGTACATTCCAGTTAGATCAGACAGATGTTAATAACATTACTATCAGTCTTACTGGAGTAGAAAAGAGCGGAGGTAAATATGTATAGTCTACTTTAGCTGATATTACTATTACTCCTGCTACTAATACTGTCGCTGGTTTAATGACTGGTGCTGAGAAGTTAGCCATTAATGAAACTCTTCCTGATGCAATCAATGATGAAAAAGTTGCAAGAGAGAATGCAGTGAAAGAACTCAAAGCTAAGGATACAGAACTTCAAGGCAATATTGACAGTTTAGAGACAGCTTTAAATCAAGATATTACAGAGCTTAGAAGTACTATACTTAAAGTAAATGATAAAGTAGGTTTAACTGAAGCTAATGAAATGCCTGACTTATCAAGTACTAATTACTTAGTTAGTAGTCCTAGTGCTATAAGTGCAGCTGTTACTCTTGATGAAGAGATTGGTAAGCTTAGTAGAAATGAAAACGAACTGTGGTATGGTGTTAAGTTTGACTTAGCTAATAGTTCTAGTCCTGATGGTGTACGTACTGGTAATATGGAAATGCATAAAACACTTCCTATCCAGAGTAAGATGAGAGGTTGTACTATTAATAATGATGACAATACTAAGAGGTATTTAAAAGCAGATGACTGGAATAAGTGGGAAGATGGCGTTACTGTGACTGATGACAGTAAAGATATGGCTCCTGAAATTATGGTAGAAATACCAGAACATTATAGATTATTAGTGGCTACTCCAGACAATACGGTTGAAATTCGTATGAGTGAATACAATCTCCCTGGTTATACCAAAGTAGAAAAGAAATATATTGGAGCGTATGAAGGTGTTATTAATACAGGTAGTGCGGATACACAGAATACGCTTAGGTCGATTGCTGTTTCAACACTTAAACTGAAACCTGTAGTAAGTAACACTAGAAACCAATTCCAAACCTTTGCTAGAGGGAATAATCGGACTAACAACTGGAATATCTATACCTATGACGCTCACAGAGATCTTACTTGGTTATTCGTAGTAGAATATGCTACATTGAATAGCCAGAAAGCATTTAATGCTAATTTAACTGCAGAAGGTTATCATCAAGGTGGTTTAGGTGAAGGTGTAACTACAGGATCTGTAAAGATAAATGGTACTGATGCATGGTCATTTGTACCTTGTGGTACTACTAATTCGTTAGGTAACGGCACTGGTATAATCGAATATACACATACTAATACTAATGCAGAGGGTACATCTACTGGTACTAAGGTAGTTAATGTTCCTAGATACCGTGGTATTGAGAATCCATTTGGTCATGTATGGAAGAATGTAATTGATGTAGTAGTTGCTGGTACTGACAATAGTGTATACATCTGCAAAGACTATACTAAGTTTGGTACATTTGAAGGAGGAACTAATCCTACTGCAGAACAGTTAATTGCAGCAGGTTATGAGTTACAAGACTTTAAAGAAAGTACAACTACTAGTCAATATGTAAAAAAACTCGTTAATAATAATTAGGCAGATCTATTCCCAACTGTAGTAGGAAATGGAGCTAGTGCTACAACTTATTATTGTGATTATCACTGGACTAGTGCTACAGCTACACCTAGAACTCTTCTACTCGGCGGTTGCTCGGGCAGTGGGTCTGCTGCGGGTTTGTTCTATTTGGTTTCTGACGTTGGGTTGGGCAATTCCACTGCGCTTGTCGGGACTCGAATTACCTTCTATGGTGAACCGGCATTGCCAGCTGCTCCAGCTACATTAGAGTTAAATGATGAGGATTATGAACAATTGGATTCTATAGAATCTGAAGAAAACTGGTTTTAATTAACCAATAAAAGGTTGCAGTCGTGAGTAAATCAGCAGTAACTCAGACAATGAGTCTAATGCAGGTTTGTTCAATTTGAATTCTAACAATGAGTTAGACAATTCCAATGCGAATGTCAGGACACTGAAATACGTAAAAAAATTATAAACTGACAAAAAATCAAGGGCTGAACCTTACCTCTCGGTAAAATATGACATGCTTCTTAAACGCATTGGTAACGAAAGTGAAGATGCGTGAAGGTATTTCAGAAAATATTATTTATGAAGAGATATAATAATTTATTCGATAAGATTGTTAGCTTAGACAATTTATATTTAGCAGATAAGAAAGCTAGAAGAAATAAATCTAATAGAAAAGATATCAAAGAGTTTGACTAGAATAAAGAAGAATCACTTAAAAAATTATAGCAGGATTTAATTAACGGTACATATAAAACTTCTGAATATAATACATTTATAATTAGAGAACCTAAAGAAAGATTAATATTCAGATTACCTTATTATCCAGATAGAATAGTACATCATGCTGTAATGAATATAATGGAACCTATATGGGTATCTATCTTTATTAAAGACACTTATAGCTGTATTAAACACAGAGGTATTCATGAAGCATTACATAATGTTAAAGAAGCTTTAAAAGATGTAGATAATACTACTTATTGTCTTAAGCTAGATATCAGAAAGTTCTATCCTAGTATAGATCATGAAGTATTAAAAAGCATAATAAGAAAGAAGATAAAAGATTGGAAGTTATTACAGCTATTAGATGAAATAATAGATTCAGCAGAAGGTGTGCCTATTGGTAATTACTTATCTTAGTTCTTCGCTAATCTATATCTTACTTACTTTGACCATTGGCTTAAAGAAGATAAATAGGTTAAATATTATTTCAGATATGCAGATGATATAGTAATATTGCATAATAATAAAGAATACCTATGGAGTTTATTTGAAGAAATGAAGTAGTATATAGCTACTTTAAAATTATCTTTTAAAGATAACTATCAGGTATTTAAGGTGGAAGATAGAGGAATATCATTTGTAGGTTATGTAATAAGGCATGACTATACTTTAGTAAGAAAGAATATTAAGCGTAGTATGTGCAAGAAAGCTGCTAGATTAGGTAGAAAGAAACACATTACAGTAGAAGATTACAAACAAGAAATGTGTAGTCATATAGGTTGGCTTAAACATTGTAATGGTATCAACTTATTAAAGAAGATATTACGCTATAAAGAGCTATTAGTTTATGCAAGAAGATTTTCAAAATAGAAACTTTAAATAAACCTTATCGTTATATAGTTATAATCTCAAACGGAATTTCGAGCCCTCTCAGATTTTACTCCCCTTTTAATCTGTTAGGGCTTTATTTGATTTTTATTATCAGCTACTATCTATGAATTACCAACAATTAGGAGAACATACTATGTCAATATTTAAGAACATGTTCAGTAGTGCGGATAAATGCGTAGCTTCTGTTATAACTGGGCTACTTTCTATATTCGTGCCTGTATGGGTTCCTATCACTGCTGTCGGTGCATTGATACTACTTGATGCTATCTATGGTTATAAAGTCTCTAAAAAATATGGGCATCCTAAGATTGAATCACATAAAGCATGGAAAACTATATGGAAGACTAGAGATGCAGCAGTAGCAATAACTAGTGCGTCAATAATAGATTAGCTGGTAGTAACCTCTATTAACCTGCATGCTGTAGAAATAGTAGCAGGAATGATAGCCTTAGTTGAGTTTTGGTCGTTACTAGAATCATTTAGCGACTTATATCCTCAATGGAAGATATGGAAAATACTCAAGAAGGTTATAAAAGCAAAAGGAGAGAAATATTTAGATATATCATTAGATAAAGAATTACCAGATGATTCCAATACTAAAGCAGATAGTTAATTGGTTTACAAGGAATTTCAGAGCAGTCGCAGTAGGTTTAGTTAGTTTACTTATTGCGACTGTTTTTGTTTAGAACCATTAGCTATAGAAAAAGAATAAAGAGATTGACAGAATAACTAACAATGTTAGAGCTTATGAACAGTTAGCATCCTAGAAGGAATAGTTAAACAGAGTACTATAGCTTACTATAGAAGAACTAAATACTAGTAATGATAGTTTATTAAAAGAAACTAAGGATGCTTAGAAAAAGCTTAAAATCAAAGACAAGAACCTAACTAATATAAATGTAATCAATACCGAGATTAAAGATTCAGTTAGAACTATTATAAAACATAAGCTAATAGATTTCGACGAAGAACTTAAAATTAATCCATTAACAACTATCATAGTTAGTAGAAAGGATTCAATCCTTAAAGCCACATTAGATATTAAGAATCAGTAGATTCTGTTTGTAGAAGAGAAGAAAGAATACAAGAATAAGTACCGTAACGGCTTTATTAGGTTCTTGCACTTTGATTGGAAACGTATGCGTACCAAAAAATATCAGATAGTTAACAGTAATCCAATAATCAAGGTAACTGATACTCGTGTAATTGAGTTACCAAAATGATAATCAATATATTCAATAATATTAATCAATAATAATATGCATAGAATATTTCGTGTAAAGGCTTACGAAGCAGAACACGGTCCTCACTTCAATGAGGAACATGCTCGTAAAGCTGTAAGTAAAATGGAAAATGAGGATGGTACTCGTGGACCGCATTGGTCTGTAGAAGAAACTACCGCATTAGCTAGTCAGTACGGAATAAATCTGGGTAGCAGATTTAACCGTTATGATTGGTTCGTAGCACTTAACATGGTTTATTCTGATTACTATAAAGTAATTATAAGTATGACCAACTCTAATAGCACTAAGCATTTTGTTGAATTGGCAAAGGCTTGGATCAATGATAAAGACATTGATGAAGGTAAGATGTGGTACTACTATATTTACGTTATGTGTGATAAGATCAGACAAGCTGAAATGGAATGCTATGAGGAAGAAGTTGAAAAGCGTGACAAATACGAAGATGACGATGATGACGAGTTTGAACGCATAGGCTTATTCCGTAGAGGTGGTAGAAGAGGTGGCATGATGCGTGGTGGTCGTAGAGTATATTCTACTAGCAGAGCTAGAGATTATGAAGATGACTATGAACGTATGCTCGAAAGAGAAAAAGAGTACGAACCTTATTCAGAATATGGACGTGGCAAAGCTGTTCGCTACGTTAGATATTAATAAAAATCAATTTTTAAATTAAATCAATTATGTTAGAAGATAGAATTATTGTGCAGGATCGTGGTATTGATGCTGGTCTTGCTGCTTTAATGCAAAACGCTAATAAAGGTATGGATCCGGCTGCTTTGATGGCTATGATGAACAACGGTGGTTTCGGTGGAAACGGCGGTTGGTGGTGGATTTGGATCATTTTGATCTTCTTCTGCTGGGGTGGTTTTGGTGGTAACGGTTTCGGTCGTGGAGGTAATGACGCAGGTCGTTTAGCTTCTCAGCTGAATACTGATGCTAATACCAGCCTGTTAATGCAAGCTATTAATGGCAATAAGGAAGCTATAAGCTCACTGTCTAATACTTTGAATTGTGATATTAATGCTGTTCAGACAGCTCTTAATACTATCAATTCTGGTGTAAGTCAGATTTCTTGTGATACTAAATTGTCTAGCTGTGAAGTAATCAATGCTATTACTTCAGGTAATGCATCTCTTGCTTCTGAGTTAGCTAATTGCTGTTGCACTACTCAGAGATCTATTGATGCTGTAAATAACAATATTACTAAGATGGGTTATGAAAACCAGTTGTCTGTATGTAATCAGACTAATAACTTAGTTAATACTATGAACAGTAATACTTTAGCTCTTCGTGATAGTGGTACAGCTAATACTCAATCTATAATTGCTAAGTTAGATGCTATGCAGAATCAGGCTTTGCTTGATAAGATTGATAGTTTACGTGAGAGAAACTCTACACTGCTTACTCAGTTAAGTCAGGAACACCAAACGGCTACTTTCGGTAATATGATTAGCTCTGCTACTGCTCCGATTGTAACTAAGTTGAATTCTTTACAATCAGATGTAGATGGTATTAAATGCAAATTACCTAATACAGTAAGCGTTCCTTATCCGCAATTGTCATGCTATAATCCTGAAATATTTAGAGCTGCTGCTATGGGAGCTTATGCTGGTGATGCAGCCTTTAATGGAGTAGGTTATAACAATGGTTGTGGTTGTGGTTGCTAATAAAGAAAGGAGGTAATTATGTATCCTTTCTATAATGTACAACCGTTATTCCCATTTTGGGGTCCATTTTTATTTGGAAGGCGTCGTAGAAGATTAAATACTATATCTGGAATTCCAGTACTTAAAACTACTGGGGTAGTAGCTACTTCTACTGAAGTAAGATATGACGTTAATTATCAAGAGTATAGAAGTTTACCAAACGAAGGATTGTTCTTTCTGGATGTAAGACAGTCTTCTGCTGAAGCTAGCGCTTCATTACCAGTAGGTTTATCAGATGGTAACAGTGAAAATAATAATCAATCTATGCTTCGCAACGCTTTACAAGAAGATGTACAAGCAGGTAACCTACAACTAAACTTTAGATATTTAATATATTATAATAAATGTAATAATGTCTATTAGTTAGTGAATGCTTATCCTGCAAATATAACCGCACCAAGTGCGTAATAATAAACAAAAGGGCTCTTAATTGAGCCCTTATAAAACTAACTTATTATGTTATTCAATCAATTAAATATAGGTGACAAGGTATATATAATAGAAGTAGTTGGTACATTCAAAAAGACTACTGAGTATAATGAAGGTTCTGTTACTCAAGTAAGTTCAATATATGATGAGCCACTACCGCCAGGGTAGTTCCCTATGCCTAATCAGCCCAGAAAGAAAGTAGTAGATATAACTATATAGTGCAATGGAGAAACTAAAAAGTTCACTATACCTGAGAATAAGTCAGTTATAACAGATAATTCCATAGGTCTTACTATATCTACTGATAAACAAGAAATTATAAATATAGTACGTAATCAATATGATACGTATAAGTAGAGGAAAGAGGCAATAGCTAAATGCGATGAAGAAATGGCTAAGTGCCAAGTATTATTAGATAAGCTGGGAGTAGATAATGAACCAGCTAGAGAGAACGATAAAATATTAGAACTATAGAAAGAAGTTAGTGAGTTGAAGAATATAATAAGGAAAGCTAATTAGATGGTTCCACCACCTATGAAGGAAATGCTCCCTTAGGATATGAAGAATGCTATGGATAAGGTTGGTCAATAAGATCAACCTTTTTTATTTTAAGCCTTTTTAAGACCGCTATTACTTAAATTAAAGGATTGTATTACTAATAATAGAAAGTGCCTATAACAGTCTTAAAATGCGTTATATGGCTTATAACGTTATTAAAATAAATAGACATGTCATTAAAAGAAGAATGGAAAGATATTCCTGGTTACGAAGGTTTATATCAAGCTAGTACATTAGGAAGAATAAAAAGTCTTGGTAGAGTAACTTGGGAGGAGTGGTATGATGGGACTCATGGAAGATGGCACAGTTTTCCTGAGAAAATATTAATTCCTAAAGTAGATAGGAATGATTACTTATCTGTAGGTTTATATAATATTAACAAGAATAGAAAAAGATATCGAGTGCACAGATTAGTAGCAATTACTTTTTTAAGTAATGAAAATAATTTGCCACATATAAACCATAAAGACGAAAATCCACACAACAATAATGTAAACAATCTAGAATGGTGTGATGCAAAATATAATTTGAACTATGGCACTCGAATGGAAAAATATAGAAAAAGTAGGGGAACCAAAGTACATAGATTTGATTTGAGTGATAGTTATATTGATACATGGGATTCTATGAGTTATGCCGCAAAGGTAGTATATGGCAATATTAATAGAGAAGTAGATATAAGAAAAAATTGTTTAGGGAAGATTAACAGAGTGTTAAATTATAAATGGAGATTTGATAATGACGCTTAATGAAATAATTGATAATATACTGCTCATAGCTCGTAATAACAACGTAGCTGAGTCTGAACATTTAAACAGAGCTCAAATAGAGAAATGGGTCATTGGATATAGATCTATGTTGATAAAATAGTAGATCGATAAAGGGCGTGATGTAAGCGAAGCTTATCTTACTACTATAGAACCTATCCATTTAGATCGTGAAGAAACTGTACCAGGTTACTTTACTTATGTAGGAGATAAAGAACTCCCTAAGTTAATAGACTTTAACTATAGACCTGGAGTAATAAATGTACGTGATATGTTTGGTAATATAATTTAGATAGGTAGCCGCACTAAAGCTAAATTATAGAAGTATAGAAAAGCTACGTGTAAAGATTACATTGCGTGGGTTAAGAATAATAGAATATACGTAGATGGTGATTCTAATCAGCTAGAGTATATCAGTGTAGATGTAATAGCTGAAGATCCTACAGAACTTAATGCTTGCTTTGATCCAGACAACGAGTTTCCTATACCGTCTGCAATGATACCAACTATTACATAGATGATATTAGAGAGAGAATTACGTTTTATGATTACTATGCCTAGTGATGATACCAATGATGCGCATGATGATACATAGAACAGAGTTAGTAATAAATAATTGATATATGAAATATTAGAGAAAGAGTTATACTACTACTGATTTCTATGAAAGCTATAAATAGTACATAGAACCTAATACTCCATACGATATTGACTTATAGACATATAAAAATATCATTAATGACTATTTTTAGTACATTAGAGATGAGGTGATGTACAGTTGTAAAGAGTTCAAGTTTCCATGTAGATTAGGTACTTTACAAATCATTAAACATTAGCCAAAAGAATTCACAGGCAAGAGTCTTAGATGGGACTGGAAAGCTACAAAAGAAACCGGTAAGCCTGTATACCTACTTAATGACCATAGTAATTATTATAAGTATAGATTCTTTTGGTCAAAGAAAGACAGTTTGCTTACTAATAAAACTAAGTATTAGTTTATAGCTTCAAGAGATAACAAGAGAAATTTAGCTCAAATAATATTCAACAAAACAAAAGATTACCCAGAATTATGATAAATAATCGTATGATTAGTTCAGCTTCTGTAGTAGCTAAAGTAATAGCAGATCTCGATTTAAGAGAAGATGAGATACGTATTACAGATATTCGGGAGTGGATTATGGAATCCATACTCAAGATTGGAGCTATATAGTAGTTTGAGCATAAAGTAGAAATACTTCCAATAGAATGTCACCAAGTATCATTGCCTTGTGATTTGTATAAATTAGATTAGGTAGCATACTCATACTGCTGTAATGGTGGTTGGTTACCTATGAGAAAAGCAACATCCAGTTTTGGTGTATCTCACGATAATCAATGCTGTAGTAAAGCTTGTATGTTGATACAGGATGCAGCTATGTTTCCATTGGTTAAGAATATGTTTAATCTTACTAATGATAGAGAAGCATTAGACAAGTTAAATGAAGATAATAATATCAGAGAAACATTAAGTGCATTAATAAACTAGAATACTGTGCCTACAGCAAACGGTAGATATCTAGGTAATAGAATAGGTCACAAAGATGGTACTATGTATAGTTACGATTTATAGTATATGACTAAACCTGGTTATATAATGACTAATGTACCTAGAGGATATATTAAGGTATCTTATTATGCTATATATACTGATGAAGATAGTATGCCCATGATACCAGATCTAGAGTCTTATAAGGAAGCAATATACTGGTATGTTACTATGAAGTTAATGTATCCTAAAAAGTTAAAAGGTCAAATAAGTCAGGGAGATTATTATGATATACGTAACTCTTATAACTTCTATCGTAAGCAAGCATATGCTGAAGCTATGATGCCTACTGTAGATGATTTGGCCTCAGTGTAGAACTCCTGGTTAAAATTATACCCGGAAATAGATGCCCATAATACTTTTTATAGTACAGTAGGAGAACGACAAGATATTTATAATTAGAATAGACCATAATGGAAACAAAGTTTATAAAAGCAAATAGTAAACTTATTCCACGTTATACTTGTGGAATATACGCTATAAAGAATAACTTGAACGGTAGAATGTACATAGGATCCTCTACTAATATAAGAGCTCGTTACGAAGCCCATTATAGAAGTCTACACAACGGTAAAGGAATTAATAAAAAATTACAGCAAGATTTTGATGAAATCGGGTGCGAAAATTTTAATTTTATAATAGTAGAAGAGTGCGCGGATAATATTAGTACTATCAAATATCTTGAATCTAAATATATACATGAATATGGATACTATAATTGTTGTGAGGTAGATGGTAGAAAGATTTATTGCTATGATAGATAGGGTAACTATGTAAGAGAATACGATAGTGTTAGATAGGCTTCTAGAGAGCTTAATGCTTTGCCTGATAATATAAGAGCCTGTTGTGATGGAAGAAAGAAATCATGTTGCGGATTTCAATGGTCCTATACTAAAGCTAATAGAGTAGATGAATACCACATAAAAGAATATGAGATAAAAAATAAAAGACCGGTAGTACAACTCGATTATGATGGCAATACAATAATAGCTCAATATGATTCTATAAGAGAAGCAAGTAGAGCAACAGGCGTTTCTCGTTAGAGCATCAGTGATTGCTTGAGAAAAAATGCACGGCACAAACACGCAGGAGGATTTACTTGGAGAAGAGTTAAAATTAAGGAGGGACAATATGATAAGTAATACTGCACAAGTTAATACATTTACGCAAGGTCTTAATATGGACTAGGACGTAAATTTGATACCGGATACTCAGTATAGATATGCTGAGGATGTTCGTGTTATCACTAATGATGGAGGAACTACAGGAGTATTACAAAGTATAGAGAATCCTAGAAGATACGATACTATTATACCTAAAGATGAGACAATAATAGGTACTACTACTATAAATGATATTGCAGTAGTAATAACTAAAACATCTGATAATATTAATAAGATATACAGATTAATGGGGTTTGATACTAATATGCCTCAAATCAAATTAGTATGTAAAGGAGCTTTAGGATTGTGTGAAGATTTATCTAAAAATCCCACACTAAGTATTGTAGGTAACTATGAATCAGATACTAACATAAAGATATACTTTACTGATGGAAACAGTCCTATTAAGATTGTTAACATAATGAGTAATAAGTATATAGATAATTCTAATCTTATAGATGAGAATGGAAATATAATTAATCCTGGCTCATTAGAAATAACACCTGTAGTAAGTTTATTACCATTTAAATTCCGTTGGCTATCTGAAGGTAACCTTAAAGCTGGAATGGTAACGTATTGTTATCAATTATTTAATGTGCATGGTACTGAAACAGTTACTTCTCCAATGAGTGAGCTAATTCACTTAACAAATAGTGTAACTAGCCAAGGTAGTTCTGAATATAAAGGTACTGGCTTGAATAAATCATCTAACAAATCAGTAATGTTATCTACTGAATTATCTCTTTAGGATTTCAATAAGTTAAGAGTAATACGTCTATTTTATGAACAGAATAACTCTACTCCTGTTATTAGTATAGTAGATGAAATAGATATTCCAGATGGTCAAACAGATATTCAGTATGTAGATTATGGTTCTACATTGAGCGATATATCTATAGATGAGTTTAATGCTATGACTGGTTATTAGTTTATAGCGTAGACTCTTGCTAAAATGCAAAATAGATTATTCGCTGCTAATGTAACAGAGAACACTTGGATACCAGAAGATGAAGATGGTAATGACTATGATGCTAGAGCATATAGAGCTAATTCAGAAGGAAGCGTATAGTTATTATCTAGTTTAGATAGTAATAACATTCGTCTATCTATAACAGACGATGAAGCTATAAAACGTATTCCTATTACTCATGACTGTATAAATCCCTTTAATAACACAAAGTATACAAAGGATGCATCTAATTCCTAGAATGTATATATATATAATAAGGAAGGTGAATTAGGTGGTTATGGTATTAATATAGAATATTCATTCATAACTACAGATATAAATTTAAGTAATAAACAAGATAAGTTTAGATTAGATCAATCCTGTAGTATGAATGTATCTGCTGTTAGAAATAATACTAGATACATTAATAGAGGTACAGACAAGATGCCTGAGATAGTACAACCTACTAAAGAACAGTAGAACAATTCATATATACCTAACTATGCTGATCCTTATATAGCTGCTAATTATAGAGGTTACCAAAGAGATGAGATATATAGATTTGGTATAATATTCTACAATGATAAATCGGTAGCTTCTCCTGTACTCTGGATAGGGGATATTAGAATGCCTCATGCTTCTCAAATGCCTCCGTTTAGATATGAGAACAATACTCTTATAGGTAATGCTTTGGGCGTAGAATTCAAAGTAAAGAAGATGCCTGTAGGTGCAGTGAGTTACGAGATAGTTCGTTGTGATAGAACTGAACGTGATAGGACTGTAGTTATGCAAACAGTAGGTAGTTACGTATATGAGTATAGAATTCAAGAGCAGGATAAATATGTAGGATAGGGATCTGAATTAGATAGTAGTTTGGAGATGAGACCTACTCCTTTCTTCTGTAGTTTGATTGGTGAACAATTAGCAATATCAACAGGTACAGCGGAAGATATTGGTAATTTCTCTCTTACTATGAGAGTAAATGATTATATACGTTTAGTATCTCCAGAAATATGTGTACAGGGTGATGATGCAACTAAACTGTTTGAAGGAAGTGTGTACTTAGATGGTATAGGTTCATACTACTCTCCATTTGTAGGTGGTAAAGTAAATGATAGCAAGTTTGATGATTTTAAAGATAACTATGTAAATGGTAATACTATTGGTAATAATGTAAGCCGTAGTATATTTGCTGCAGCGGATTACGTTACTCAGATAGATGGTAGAGTATTGCAGCAAGATACTGTGCCATATGTAGGTTATGGCTAGAGATGGGGGCTTAACGTACTGGCTGTGGGATTCCCTTATCAAGATAGTAGAGGTAATAAGGTATACCGTGGAGCATCAATAGCTAAATATTTCGTTCCAACATTTGGGCAATCTCAATCTACATCATATATTGAAGATGCTAAATATCCGCCTAACATAGACTATAACATGTATGGGGCTCCAGATGTAGTGGCTAAAAGAATAAATGTTGGTAATAGAACTTATACTAATTACTCTATGTCCGATTTTATTCATAATGATAATCAATCATTACAAGGCCCAGCTGGTCCGTGTATTATAGCCCATGTACCAGAATTATAGAATGTATTCTCTGGATTTAATAGCGTACCTACTAGTAAATATCCAGAACTTCATCCATTTGATTCTACTAATGCTATTCCTGTATTTAATGTTAAACGTGATGGTAATTCTATATATGGAGGTAATACATTCTCATCTAGACAGAATTCTGTATACATAAGTATAGCAGCACACGATAGCAAGTATGTATTCGGAGGAGATACTTATCTGAGCTTATTAGATTATCCTAATACCATGCTATTCCAATTACCTGATGCTAAAGAATGGGATGGAATGAAGAATTATATAGGAGCTTATATACCATTTGAAAGTTCTATTAATATGAATTTATTCCACGGAGATCAGATTCATAGAACAGTAACTAGTTCAAATTTTGCAGACTCTTGGTTGCAGTTAGAGCCTACTTAGATGTAGGATATACACGTACAAGATCTTCCTTACTTTGTATATAATTCTGTTTATTCTGCATAGAATACTGGTAAATTGTATGTACCTAATTCTATGTATGCTGATAAAGACGTAAGGTATACTAATAGAATATTAACTTCATAGGCTAAGACTAATAATGAAGTAATAGATTAGTGGTCTAAATTCAAAGTAGCTGATTACTTAGATGTAGATAATCAGTGGGGAGACATAACCAATCTAAAAGTATTCAAAGATAGACTATTCTATTTCCAAGATACTGGAGTAGGAGTAGCTTCTGTCAATGAAAGATCACTTATTACTGACGATAATGTAAATCAACTAGTATTAGGTACTGGTGGTATATTAAGTAGATTCGACTACGTAACTACTACTAATGGTTCGTCTATTAAGAATGACAAGAGTATAATTAATTCAGATAATGTGCTTTATTGGTACGATTATGATAAGAACGAAATATGTTCTTATACAGGTCAAGTAAGTTAGTTATCTAAAGAAAAGCAGGTACAATCTTACTTTAATAAAAACATTAAAGAAGATAGGGCTAAAGCTATGTCCTTATTTGATAAGAAGTATAATGAGGTATGGTTTAATGTACTAAATAAACCACTAGTATTTAATGAGTAGTTAGGTAGATTTACATCTTTCTATACATTTAATCCTAAATGGTCGTTACCTATTTCTGATAGAGTAGTAGCAATAAAAGACAACGAATTGCATACTATACATGATACTGGAGTAATAGGGTTAACTCCTTTAGATAGAAAAGCTAAATTAGAAATAGTTATTAATAAGAATGCTCCTTATACTAAAGTATTTGATAATGTTAGATTACAAGGAGAGTTTAGAGATGGTAATCAAGAGTCTATTAAGGACGATATCATAGATTATATGAAATTCAGTACCAAACATCAAGAAGCTATTAGAGAGCATACTGAAGAAGAACTTGATGAAGAAGGTAATGTTATTACTCCTGAACAACATATAATAACCGATTATAGAGAAGATACATTTAGATTCCCTATACCTAGAGCAGATAAGAATGAAGATGCGTTATCGTTACCTGCTAGGTTAAGAGGTAAGTATATGATATGCGATTATGAGTTAGATTCTGATATAGATCATACTTTTGAAATACCATAGATTACAACAACATACAGAAATTCATTAATTTGATATGAAAAGTAAAAAGAAAACAAAAGTACCAGCATATGCATTTGGAACTCAATTCAAAGAAATTGGGAATAACATGCTTGAAAGTGCTCCTGATATATTAAATACTTTAACTACTCCTTTTTAGAAATCTAACGCTACTACAGGGGGGCAAGCTGCTGCACAATCTGTAAGTGACATAGCCAGTGGTGCAGCTACTGGTTTCCAAGTTGCTGGTCCAATTGGTGCTGCAGTAGGAGCAGGCATAGGGCTAATAGGTAGATCCGGTGAAGAGGCTAGAATGACTTCTTTTACTGATTATGATGAAGGTAGTCTTGGTAGTGGTCTAATTGGAGCGTTCGGTAATAGAAAACTTCGTAGGAAAAGAGCAGCAATTAAGAAGAATGCTTATGGTAATAGAGCTGCTGTACAAGGTACTAATTACCTACAAAGTGAAGCATATGAAGATATGATAGGGATGAATACAGATACTATGGCTAATGGAGGAATGTCCTCTTCTCTAGCGTATGTAGATGATGGTGAATTAATATAGACTCCCGATGGAAGTATAAGTAAAGTACCAGAGAATAACAAACCTACTGATAGTAATTTAGTTAGTTTACCTGAAGGTAGTAGAGTACTAAGTGATAAACTTAAAGTACCTGGTAGAAAAGAAACGTTTGCACAACTTGGTGAGAAAATGATGGCAAAGAAGAAAAGTAAATATAATGACAGATTTGCAGAGAATGCAGCAAAACTAAATGAAATGAATAATAATATGATTCATGATTAGTTATTTGCTATGTAGGAATCTATTAAACAAAGTAAAGGTATTAAACCTAAGACTAAGTAGATACAAGCAGCTGCTTTAGGTGATGAGATTAAACCTGGTTTAGGAGATAGAATAGTAGATGCTATCTATAACCCTAATCGTAAATGGGGTGCTGGAGTGCAGTGGGGAACTGGTAATAATCAATGGTATCATGTGCCAACTGCATCAACTACAGCTACAGCAAGTACTAGTACTCCAACACGTAGACGTAAAGCAACTTCTACTTCTACGAATACAGGATTAATTGATGAAGGTAAACCAGAATTACCGTTTACTTGGTATGACGCTCCAACAGTAGAATCTGTATATGATACAGACTATGATACTGTAGAGTCTCCTAGTGCTACACCTAATGATATTAGTTATAGAGAAACTAGAGCAGATAGACGTAATAAATTATTTGATAAAGTAGGAAACGCATTGTCAGGGATAGCTTCTTTAACTCCTATTATGTCTAATTTATTTACTGGTAGACCTGAAACAGTTGATGCAGTATATAATCCTTATGCTACTAGTATTAGTAATGCGATGCGTAGACGTAGATATGATATTAGTCCTGCTATTGAAGATTTAAACCGTAATAGAGCTACTAGTAATTATAATGCTAGTCAGATTAATACTAGTACTGGAGCTAATTTAGCTTATAGATTACAGTCAGCTGTTAATACTGACAGAGCTATAGCTAGTTTAAGATCTCAAGAAAGTAATGTTAACAATCAGTACTTAGGTGATTATGCTAATACTATGAATAGTTTAGGACAGCAATGGGTTAATGCTACGAATATGGCTAATGAAGCTAATGCTCAGAATAGAGCTACTGCTAGAAATATACGTAGAGCTGGTTTAAGTCAGTTAAGTCAATGGGCTCAGAATAGAGAGTTAATGCGTAATCAGAAAGCTAGAGATATGGAAATGTGGCCTTTGTATCAAAGATTCTTGCAAGCTGGGTTTACTGAAGATGATCTCAGAGCTATGATGAATTCTAATCGTAGTACAATAAAAAGAAAAGGAGGTAAATGATGCAAGCTAATAGATACGATAGAGCTGCAGAAGCTCCTATAATGAATACATATGTACCAATTAATTTTGGTGAATTGTATAGAATAGGTTAGGCACAAAGACAAGCTGTTGAACAAGCTGCTAATGAATTTACTAATACTGTTAGTAAGTTTGGAGAATTTCAATCTCCTTCTGCTGTAGATACTTAGAGATACTACGAGAACTCTTTAGGAAAGATAAGAGACTTAATAGACGAAGCTGCTACTAATCCAGATGCAATGAAAGATGCTAACTTTAGAGCTAGATTGAATTCTCGTATTGCTAATCTTGATTATGCTACTCTTAGTAATTTAAAGCAAAGTAGAGAAGGAATGCTAGCAAGACAAAAGGCTAATTAGGAATTAATGATAAAGGGGATGTATAATCCTCTTTGGCATGATGTGGATTTCACTAACTATAACACAGTAGATAGTGGAATATTTAATGACGTAGCTCCTTTAGCTTATAAATCTGAAGTAGACTTAGTGAGACCATATGTAGATAATCTGAAAGCTAGTTTCATGGGAGTTAAAGATGGATGGATTCATCAAGGAGTTTCTACTGATAGAACAGATTATGAAATACAAAGAAACTTATCTAGTATACAGAATACCCCAGAATATCAAAAGCATTTAGAAGTATTACAAAGACAAGGTCTTAGTAGACAGGATGCTGAAGAGCAACTTAATAGAACACTTATTACAGCAGGTAGAGAATTTGCTTATGACCAAGCAGAACGTGATCCAATGGCTGTAGCATTAGCTAGAAGAGCAGGCGCAGGAAGTCAACAGAATCGTTTACTTAATCTAACTGATCAATTAGAGATAACGGCAAGAGATACTTTTGCTTCAGCTTTAAAAGATGCACCTACAGTTCAAGATGCTAGAAAGAAACTCAGTGATATGTTTACTCTTAGTGCTAAAACTAATAACAGTTTAAATAGTGCAATTAACGATGTTATTGGAACTTTAAGTAGTGGTATAGGTGCTGAGGCAAACGAAGTATTAACTGCTCAAGGAACTCAGACGGGTAAGATGACTTCTCAAGGTTGGAGAGTAGGTAATTCTTCTTCTGAGTTCTTACTTAGAAAACGTCTTGCTGAGAATTTAATGGATAGAAAGATTGGTAGTAGTAGTAAGTTACAAGATGATTTTGAAAAGGGGCAGTTTAAGAATTTCTTAGTAGCTGGAACCCCGAATATTACTACAGATGGTTCAAACATATTCCATAATAAATACATTTTTATTCCTAAATCAGAAATAGATAAAGGTAAATATACAGCTAGAGATCTAGCAGAAGTACAAGGAGATTGGGTAAATCTCGACGAAGATCAGGTAAGAGTAACTGAATCTATAAATGATTATGGTGAAACTAGAACTTCGATTAATACCGCTCTTAAACAAGGCACTTATTTAAGAATTCCAGTAAGTACAGTTGTACCCAGACGCGGTTTAGAAGCAGTTGAGAATGATGCGTTACATGCTAAGAGTAGAAACATAGGACAAGACATTAGAGATGTAATGCAAGCTCAATCTGAAAGTAACAGACTATTTTAATATAATATTATGAGTAGACAATAGAACTATACTCTAGGTAAAAATACAGATAATAATATCGCTAGTGAATACCCTAATTATACCTTACAAGGTGACTATGGGTATTCATACGATTCTAGATCAGATTATTACCAAAGAAGATTAGAAGATAGAGAGAACGATATAAACTACGATAATAAAACTACTAATGAAGATTCTACAAAAGATAGTAAAAGTAGAATATCTAATTGGTGGACATCTAGAAGTATGCCTGAATTACTTCAGTCTAGTGAAGACGCAGATGATAAGGATAAGAATATCACTGTCCTAGACTATATGTACGATGAAGCTGAGAAGTCTGGAGACATAAAAGCTTTAGATGTATATCGTAGTTTTATGGAAAAGAAGGATCAATCTAAATTAAGTAGATTATAGAATGAAGTTAGAGAGGGTGAAGCTAACTATTTAAATTCTATTAATCTAGCTAAAGATTATCTTACAAGTAAACAAGAATTAATTGATTTACAAAGATAGATTGATTCTGCAACAGATTGGACACCTACGCAAATTCAATCAGCTCAGAATAGAATAATTGAACTAGAAGATAATATTAAGAATATAGAAAATGGTGTAAACCAATTAGATTAGAACGGTAACATCATATATCATCAACCTGGTTTAAAAGAGCTAGCTAGAACTAATCCGTATTTACAGGATATATTCTATGAGACTAGACCTGGTAAATTATTCAGTACTGATAAATTTGGTTCTGTAACAGACTTATGGAAATACTATAGTTTTGACTGGCTAGCAGAAGATTATATTGGTGATCTTAATCCTGGTAATAACTTTAAGCACTTATTAGCTAATGACGGTATAAACGATGCAATCTTTGGGAGAACTCATCAACTATCTCCAGATCAAATAGAATATATGTGGAGTAGTAAAAACCAAGGCAGCAATTTAGCAAAGCAGATTGAACAGCTTAATAATGCTGAAAAGGTTGTAAGTTCTCGTTTAGCTGATAAAAATCAGTAGATACAAAGTATGATACATACTTTAAAGCATGGTAATTGGTTGTATGACCCAAGTAAAATATCTGCTGAGTTTAGAGAAAAACAAGAGAATAATCAAATATCTACATTTAATCCAGAATCTTGGATTTATGCATTACCAGAGTTAGGTACTAGTTATTCTGAATTTGGAGCTATGTTAGGACAATTTGGTACTAGCATGGCTGCCAAATGGGCATCTAAAGCAGTTATGGCTGCAGGTTCTGGTGGTACTGCTCCTTTATTAATTGGTGCTGCAGAATTAGCTACTCAAGCTGCTATTACTAATTACACTCGTAATTCAGAAACTCAAGCTGAAGTATTTGATTCGTTTAAGCAGAGAGTATTAGAAGGTGCAGATTAGATGAGAATTAATCTTCCCAGTGTAATACAATCTGCCGATGAGTAGCTAAAAGCCAGAGGATTTGATACTTCTGAAATGACAGATTATGAAGTATTAGAAAACGCTTTATCACAGAATATAATTACTCCCGACGCTAATTTTAATTAGCTAGTAAATGATTCTCAAAAAGGTCTAGATGTAGTTAGATAGACTAATCAAGCTTTAATGTTATCTGACTTAGCTCAAGGTATGTTTATGTTTGGTGGTTCATATATGAAGAACTACTTTGGTTTACAGAAAGCTGCTAAAAGAGCTATAGGCAATCGTGGTATAACATCTAGATTAGAGACTGCTGTAACTGACAGATTACGTAAAGATGATTTATATGTAGCAGCTGATGGTATTATAGATCGTACTATTGCTAGAGCTGTAGATAAAGCTTGGAAAACTCCTGGAGGTAAAACTAGAGCATATAATGCTATAAGTAATCTCACTAACATTGGTAAGAAATTAGGCGTTTCTTACTTCATGGAAAAGACAGAAGAAGGCCAACAGGGAGTAGTAAGTAATTACTATAGAACTGGTAAGTATGATAATGCTGGAGATTATAGTCTATTGTAGGGAGCTGCTAATGCATTAAAATTAGCAGGAGAAGCTCATATGGCATACTATGGTATTCACCCAGATGAGAATCTAAATGGTGATGCTGATTTACGTAAATCTATGGATATAGGTGGATTTACTGGATTATTTATGTCTGGAGTATTTAGTTCACCTGACGTATATAGTGCTACTGCTCAATATCTTACAGATAGTAATCTGAGAGGTTATATTGCTGATGGATATGGTAATGCTGAAAAGCAGAATAAGGTAGAGCAGTTTATGAATGCTGCTAGTTCTGATGGGAGAAAAGGTTATTCTAGAATAATCAATAACTTAGAAACACTTAAGGATAAATTTAAACCCGAAGGTGTTACTAATGAAATGATTGATGAAGACATAAGATTAGTAAACAACATAGAAAGATTATCTAATAATAAGTCTTTACGTAGTATAACTGATGAACTAGGAATAAATAATGATGACTTTATATCTGTAGTAAAAAATGCTGTATATATTCAAGATAGATTAAAAGATGCTAGTGAAGCATCTGAAGCTTCTACTAGAGAAATAGAAAGTGTTATTCAGAAAATAAGAGAAGATGCTGACTTAAAAGAAGAAATAAAGCAGCATTATTCTGATTATTTAGCTCGCTATGATAAAAAGCGCAGTGATAGAAGAAGACAGATAGTTAATGATTTACCTGCATCTGATATTACTTCTAGAAGTAAAAAGGAATTATCTGAATACGTAGACCAATTACTGGGTGAAAGAAATGTACTGTCTGAAGAAGAGTATGCTAATGAATTCATGGGCAGAATGGTTGCTGTTCAAGATTACAATGACTTACTTACTCTTAGAGATGAACTTAATTCAAGAAAACAGGATTTACAAAGACTAAAAGAGGATAAGAATTTAGATGTAAATGTAGATGGTATATCTGGTATTATAAAGTATGTAGAATCTCAAATAGAAGAACGTAAACCAGTTATACAGCGATTCTTAGGAGAAGAAGTAGGAGAACAGGTAGTGGATCTTGGGTTATCTGTTCCTTTTGCAGATCAATTATCTATAGCTACCATAAGTAAGTATGTTAATGATGGGGCGAGAGCTGATTTATTCGCTCATGCTTTAGCGTATACTACTGGAAAATATGTAGGTGATACTAGATTGTATAAACCTACTTATAATAATCTTACCGAAGAACAGCAGAAGCAAATACTTACTAATGAGATGTAGGCAGACAAGATAAACGGTAAGACTAGAACTTCTGATTAGATTATATAGGATTATGATAACTCTGTAAATGAAGAATGGAGCAAAGACGATAAACTTGCCGACCAGGATTTAGTACATCGTAAAAGAGCTATGTCTGTTATTCAGAAAGATTTACAGCGTAAAAAAGATCAAGAGCAAGTAAGTAGAGAGGAGATAGCTGAAGATACTGGTAATTTAGCAGATATAGAACAAGGAACTCCCAATACTGAAACAAAAGCTCCAGAGGTTGCTCCTATGGATGAAGTAGAGGAGGTTACTATACCAGATGTATAGATAGCTGAATAGGAAATAAGTAGTCTAGAAGATCAACTAAATATGTTAGAGGAAGCTATAGAAGGCTCTCCTTTACAAGATAGAGTAAGTGTAGATGAGGTGGAAGCTGATGTGGAAATGGATGGTGTTACTAATACTAATCAAGATATAGAAGATGAAGTATAGATGCAGAATCCAGCTGAAGAAGTTACATCAGTAGAACCTACAGATATTGCTGAAGAGGTAGAAGAATAGCAAACAGATGATTCTACTGCTGAAGAGTCTTAGGGACAACAGGAGGAAGTAGACGATGCTCAATTTGCTCCTGCTGAGGAATCACTACAGGACGAGGAAGAAGGATCTGCAGAATAGCCTACAGTAACAGAAGTAGAGGATACTCCTGCAGCTTCAGATATTGCTCCTCAAGTAGAGAATCCAGTAAATGTTACAGAAATAGAGGACACTCCAAAATCTGATGAAATTTTTTATGATGCTTAGAACGATTAGCTAGTGTACATGTCTGATGGTAATCCTGAAAACGGAATACCTGTAAATGACCAAGATATATTAGAACAATCTGCATTTGAAGAATCATATGATTTTGATTCCAGATTGTAGGGCCCTTCTTCATATTATAATAGGTCTACTAATGGTTGGGTAGCTGCTAGAAAGAAATTCAGAAGATTACATATAGCTAATACTTTCTTCTTCCAGCCTAATACAGATGAAGTTATGCCTATTACTGTAGCTGGTAAATCTGTAAAGTTTGTAGGTAAAGATGGTGGTAAAGTTGATAGAAGACCAGGTAGAGAATTAGCTGATAATTTAGCTATTCCGGGATGGTTATCAACAGCTGATGATATATACTTTGTAGTTACATCCTTTAAACATGACATGTCATTTGATAGTGCTATAGATAATTTAGCTATTCACGTGATGATAGAGAAGGATGGTAAACTGTATAATGCATCTGTTAGAGCAATCAATTAGAGTCTGTATGACCGTATGAGAGATACGGAAATGACTTAGGATGAAATAGATGAGTAGATATAGAAGTTAAGAGAATTGAGAGCTAAGATAATTAAGGCTTACGCTCCAGAATATTCTACTACTAAAACATTACCATTAACTGCTAGGAAGCATGTTAAACCTGTAGGAATAAGAATAAGTAACGGTCAGCTTGATAATCAAGTAGATGAGGCAGGATTACCAAAGTTTAGAAAGCTAACTGAAGTAAGTGATTTTGGTATAACAGAAGATGCTATTGCTATGTCTGAACAAATAACTAGTGGAGATATCCAGTTTGGATATGGTACGGGCCCATTTGGTGTTGATCCTTTCTCTATAGATGATATGTTTACTAGAGATAAGACTGAAACACAAGGTATAGGTTATGCTGGTAAAATATACTTTATACCTAAACCTGAGGATACTCCTTCTGGTACTGCTACATTGCCTATTATGTTATCTGAGGAATTGCATAGAATATCTGGAGTAAACAATCCAGAGCAGGTTAAATTAGCCTTCAATGCGGACGGCACTCAAAATGTAGATGAGCAAGGAAAGCCTGTCGCTCCTTCTACTGCTGAGTTAATATTTAATATTATTACTGGTCAAACGTCAGTAAGAGGTTCTAATGCTAAGATAATTGATTCTTTCTTATTGTCTCTGTTAGCCAATAGTGGTTCCAATACATTTACTAATGGTTTAGAAGGAGTAGAAAGAATTAAATATAATTTCTTAGTAAGAAAGCAATTAGGTATATATACTGATGATAAAGGTAATAGATTCTTTGTTAATGGATACTATAGTGAAGATGCTACTGTATATACTCAAGAAGGTCCTAGAACCGAAAAGAGATTCAGTACACAATTTACTAACTTAGCTACTTTAACAGATTTTGAAAAGAGAAGAATAGTATTCTAGATTTCATAGAATATACACTGGAATACTGATAAGGATGTATTAATGTCTGAATTCCCTCAAGAATTTATAGACTTACTAGTGTCTATAGCTAATAGTTCTCCTAATCTAGTAAAAGACGAAAACAGTAGAATACCTATATTCTCTAAAGACTTAACATTTTCTTTAAAAGAAATAGGTTATACTTTTAAAGACGGTAAGGCTGTAAAGGTGTCTGATTCTCCTCTAGTAATTACATGGGCTATTAATAATGGAATATTAAAGACAGATTTAGGTGAACATGCATTTTATGCTCCATTTATATATGCAGATGATGCTACAATAAATAGAGAAGAATTATAGAAACAACAAGATAAACCTAAACCTACTGTTAATACTCAAGATAAAGTAATAGAAGATGTAAGCAAACCTTCTCAAGCTAAGACAGCTAGTGGTAAGAAAGTTGTAATTGCAGAAAGAGCTACTCCTGAGAATCTTGAGAAATATGGATTAAGTATACCAGATAATGGAATGAAAGAAAGTCAATACCTTAAATGGGGTATTGTTCTCAATCCTAAGACTGGTAAAAGAGAAGTTACTCTTACTCCAATTAAGTTCTTAGGTGGTCTTAAATCAACTATTAAAGGTAGAGGTAAGTTTAATGAAGATTCTGCTAAGAAATGGTTATTTGATAAGTTAGGTATAGATAGCGATCAGATATTAGTAACAGACCAAATGATTAAGTTTGGAGCTAATGAAGAGGCGTACGGTTTGTTCAGTGTAGTAATGGATGCACTTTCTAACGAATTAATACCTCGTATATCTTTATCTAGACAATCTGGTGCAGGTGTAGAATATCACGAAGCATTCCACTATGTAACTCAAATGCTATTGAGTGAACAATAGAGAACTAAGTTATATCAAGAATATTCTAAATCTAAAAGAAGTGCTAGAAATCTTACTCAAGATGAAGCAGAGGAAGCGCTTGCTGAAGAATTCCGTAATTACGCTAAGGATCAAAACGGTAAAGGTTTATTATATAATGTCATTAGAATCTTTAAGAAGATATATAATACCTTGTACTTCTGGAATTCTCACAGAAATATAATCAGAGCTTTTTTCAAGAGTATAAATGACGGTTAGTTTAAGGATTATAAAGCCTCTAAGCAAGCATTAGAAGATTTCTATAGCCGTAAACCAGAAGGTTTATCTTATTATATACCTGGTTTATCAAAGGAAGAAGAAGCTAAATTACCTCATATAACTGATCCAGATGTATTCTATCATGCTGTTAATTCTCTTACTAGTGGAGCGTTATCTATATTTAATATTAGAACCATAGAGGATGTTCATAATCTTAATACTTCTTTGTTATTTGACAGATTACAGTAGAATATAGACTTTGGTTGGATATCTGACGAATATGTAGATATTGCTCAGGATATAGTAAATAACAAAGATATATTTACTAGATATGTTCGTAAGAAGATAGAACAATTAGGAATTAGAGAAGTAGAAAAAGTAGATAATGAGGAAGAGTCTAGATTAAAAGTAGAGACTGGTGAACAATCTGAAAACAATTGGGATAAGAATCAAGGTGAAGTAAGTAAGAAAGATAACGTTAGCTTTAGAGCTAAACTGTTCTTCTACTCTATACCTAAGTATGAATACCAATTTGTTGAAGATGAAGAAACCGGCGTTATTACTAAAGAATTATTTCCTGTACATGATGATATGTTCCAACTTCCTGTAACTGAAGATTTCAATTTTGTATGGAATCAGATTATGGAGAACTTGTGGGATATAGATAAGTATCAGGATATAATAGATAGAAGTGCTAATTTAGGTAATACTATTCCTTTCTTTAAATCTTTATATGATATTCTTACTTCGGAAGAAGCACCTATATCTGACAATACTAAAACTTAGTTAGAGATAACTATAAAGAGTTCTAAAGTACAGTTAGACACTATTACTACTAAACATCCTAAAGTAAATACAAGAGGTAAGTCTGAAGATGAAATAGCTAGTGAAATACAATCTAGCTTAAGTAAATTTAATTGGGTTGTAGAAGATAGTGATAATTTACGTAAAGTAGGTAGACTTCCTGCTAGATGGTCAGGTATGTTCTTCGCATCTGATGCTATAGACAGAACAGATAGTGGTAGACCCTTCATTAAACCAGAGTTTGCTAAATTCTTAAAAGACAGAAGAGGTAAATTAAGTTCTACTTTTAAAATAGTAAGTGATAGAATAAAGAAAGGTAAACCAGTAGATGATACTAAGATATAGGAAATAAAGGACACTTTATTGGATGTATTTAATGCTTTATCTATTCCTATGGATAACTTAGCATTAGATTATATGCTTAATAACTTCTATATTGGAACTACTGAATTTGATAAATTATATAATTTCTGGAAAGGCACTGGAGCTGGTAAAACAGAGAGATTTAATGAAGGTACTTTAGCTACTTTGATTAAATTAGCTGAAACTAAAGATATAGGTGTAAAATCTACATCAGGTGGTGGATACTCTAGAACTTTAGATAGAATGTTTACATTTGGTAGAAATTCTAATAGCTAGATAGCTGTGATGGCAATATCTTATGGTAAAGTACATCCTTCTCCTCAAGAATTTAGTGTTGTTGGAGCAGATGGTGCACTGATTTATCCTATTAGTGAGAATAACTACATGACAGATCAAATACGTAATATTAATCAAGATGCTAATGGTAAGAAACAATAGATATTAAGTACTCCATTCTCTGCACACAGTCTGATAGCTAATGCTAATAATACCAAATTTAAATTGCATACTTTCTTAGCACTGAATATAGATGAATCTAGTAGAGATTATTTCGGCATTACTCCTGTTGAGGATTATATTGCTAAGCTTACTCTTACTTTTAACGATAGAATGATATTACCTACTATGTCTGACAAAAAGACTTGGTATAGCATATCAGGTATCAAAATGGTAAAAGATATTCTTACTAGTAAATATATCGATATAGGAGACGCTAATTATGCAGCTATTATTGGAGAAGATTTAACAGCTGAAAATTCTACTTATGTAGGAGAAAGAAGATTTAGTCAAGGTACTCTTAATATATTCGCTAATTACTGGTTAGATGAGTTTAATGCTGTATGGGATTATTTCTAGAAAAAAGACTATATCGCGCAACATCCTACTTTAAGAGTAGACAATTACCACGGTAAGATTAAAAATGGTAAGATGGATCATACTGGAAATGGAGGTAGATTCAGATACTTTACTAGACTGAGACTTGGTGAAGATGTTTTAAATGTCAATCAAGAATTAGCAAGATTAGAACAATATGGTACTACAGAAGAGGTTCAGAAGTATTTAACAGATTTAAAAGTATTGTTGTTAGGTACATCTAAACCTAATTCTAAGGAAGTTATAGAACCTTCTGCTCCTATATTCTCTGCAATAAATCATTTGTTACTGCATGCTACTCAAAGAGAAATGCGAGCTCTTGTAAAGAGAGGTATACTTGGATATTCAAATGGCGAATACGTTAATAAGTTAATACCTAGTAATATATTCGATTACTATAAATCAGAACTAGATAGTTCAATGTATACATCTGAAGAATCTGGTCTTAAGAATCAAGATATATTATTCTCTGTAATTGGTTCTCATGTAGCTAATTAGGCTATTTCTATCATGGAAGTAGAGAAGTGTTTTACAGGAGATCCTGCTTATTATAAGTGGAAGAAGTCTAAATTTAAGACCGAACAAGGAGATTCTATTGATGTTATAACTGGTAAAGATGTTGATAAGATTAAACGTTTGTCTTCTGTATTATCTACTGGTACTAATCTTAGAACTATCTGGGATAATCCGGCTGAGAATGATACTAAAGTAACAGTAATGCATCTTGCTGATAATATGCTTGGTTCTGATTATTATGACGAATTAAAAAGTATATTCAGAAACTCTATTCTACGTGATTTATACAGCGAAGCTCATCCTAATTTAAGCGACAATGAAATTATAGAGGCTTTATCTACTAAACAGAAAGAAGATGCCTTCTATAATTCTCTTACTAAAAATTAGAAAGAGTTTGTAGATAGCTATACTAATGCTAGTGCTAGACCGTACGATTTCAGAAGAGACGATAAAGGAGATATCAAAGGTGGTAATATTAATCAATCTGATGCTGCTGTATATATTCGTCCTGCTATGTATAGACGTATTATGAAAGCGTTAGGACAATGGAGTGATGCTATCGAAGAAGCTTATCAAATAATGGAAGGAGAAGATGAGTCATGGATGAACGATCCGGAATTATATCAGAAGACTTTGGCTCTTGTAGTTAAACCTTTAAAGATGGTATATTTTGGAGACCTTAGAGAGAACGATATAAATCTGAATGTTCCTGTATTCGATAAGATGGCTATGTTCCCATTATTCAAAGTAATAGCTAAGGCTGATAATAGAGTCTTATATAATCGTATGAATAATGATAAATTAGGAGTAATTGATATGGTTACTTTTGAATCTGCTGTTAAAGTTGGTGGTAGAACTAAATTTGAAGCTTATGAAGGTCCTAAAAATGAACACTTTAATGTTGATGGTTTAAATAAAAAATCCTTCAATCTTACTAAGAAAGAAGGAGACTTGCCTGTATTTGTTCAAGATATTCGTAATTTGCGTCTACAGTTGAATACAGATCCACATGAGCATATTGACCGTTCATTTGGTACTTAGGCTGTTAAAATATGTTTAGGTAATCTTATAGACGATCGAGTATATGGTACTAATAAAGCTACTACTAAGACTGGTCAATAGATTAAGACTCAAACAATGGATGCTATCAATTAGTTATCTGACATAGGTTATAATAGAATAATTAAGAGATTCTTCCATAAAGGCAAACTGAATAATAAGGCTTTATCAGACTATTTAGTTAGTTAGGCTGTTAGCTCTGGTATGTCTGATGAGTTTGTTAAAGGGCTTACTCTTGATTAGGACGGAAATATACTTGTTCCATTAGCAGCCCAGAGTAGTAGACAGTGGATTGAAAGTAGAATTATATCATTTATAAACAAAGAAGTAGTAGATATTAATACTCCTGGTGGTTCTGCTATTCAGATGTCTTCATTTGGTTTAAAAGCAACTGATGCTAGAATGAAAGAATCATAGTTAAATGGTGCATTTAATGGCGGTAATAAACTTAGATTCTTGAATAAAGACGGAAGTATGGATGTTATTCTAAGTACTAACTTCTTTAGACATATAGTACCAAAAGAATATTAGACTTCTTATGGAACTATGAAGAAATGGTTGACTGACCACAATGTAATCGGCACTAATTCTACTCCACAAGGTATTGGCTATCGTATCCCTACTCAGGGTTTGTCTTCTACTTTCTCATTTAAAGTAGTAGATGTGCTTCCTGATAGATTCAGCGATACTATAGTAGTTCCTGACGAATTTACAGCAATGACTGGTTCTGACTTCGACGTTGATAAACTGTATATTGCTATGTTGAATTACGATACAGATGGAAATATAGTTCAATATACTAATGACAAAGTAAGAGAGCAAAGTCCTGAAGCGTTACAGAACATGATAATACAGAATTATCAATTAGTAGTATCTGACACTAAGAATATGGCTGAGACTAGAGCGTCTATTGATACTCTTACTGGTATGCTACAAGATGATGTACTACCGTTAATATCAAGTTCTAGTAAACAAGAAGCAGATCCTTTCTATGAATTGTTGCCTTCGTTCTAGGAATCTAGAAAAGAGGAGTATACTAGTGGTAAAGCAGGTATTGCTCCTTTTGCTCTTAACTCTACTAACCATGTATTAACATAGTTAATGCATCTTAACATGATATATAGTCATAGTAACGTATATCAGTTAGGAGATTTAGATGCTATTAAAGGTCAAGATGGATTTAGAATTCTTGACTGGTTATCTGCTATGATTAATGCTCACGTAGACGTTGCTAAAGATCCTTACATTATTGCTTTAAATGTTAATTAGGTTACTTATAATATGACGAACCTATTACTTAGAGGTGGTAAAGGTAAGAATACTTTCTATTTCTTAGCTCAACCTATATTAAAAGAGTTATCTAATAGAGTTATCAACAGTAAGGGAGTATATGGAGCTGAGAATCTATAGGAAAACTAGATAATAACCGGATTATACAATGTGTATGGTAGGTTACTTAAGGAAGCTATAGATGCTCTACCAGAAGGTGAAAGTAAACAAAATTGGAAAGCTAAATATAATGGCTTAGCTGAAGAAATTGGGTACTCTGCATATCCTGGAATAAAGAGTGAAGTAATAGATAAGACACAGGTATTTGATGAATCTAGTCTTATATACGCTTTAAAGAATAGAAAATAGGACAATTTGCCATTCTTATATCAATAGATTATTGTATTACATGCTTATAAAGAATTAAGTATGGATGCTAAAACACTTAGTGAATTAGTACATAGATCTCAGATTGATACTAAGAAGTTTGGTAACAATCTTGCACTATAGTTAAACTTTGTGAATTCATATCAAACGTTCATATATGATAATTCTGGAGTATTTGAAATAAAAGGTAAGGAAGTAGATGATGCTTTAAAGTATTACTTTAGTAATACATTCTTAAGTAAGAAGTTATATAATGCTACTACTATAGCTAGAAAGATTCTTAAGAGTCAAACGTTCCCTGCAACTTGGACTTACTAGAATATATTTAATTCAGTAATGGGTAATATTGTAGGAGGAGATATCATCAAAGGTACAGATGGTAATGATTTAATATCCTATAAACACTAGGGTGATAAGAAGTTTGTTCAGAATATAAATAGAATGATTGATAGTATAATTAGAGCTAGAGCTACTTCTAATACTGATTTCCTTAAAATGACGGATGATCAATTTAGAGGAATGTTTGTAGGTAAGAATACTATGTGTTCTAGATTAACTAAACTTAAGAGATATCTGTTACTTAATAAAGATGCTTTTCCACATCTTATTAATCAAGATGGAACTATAAAGAATGAATTGTTAAATTATTTATAGGAATATCCGGCAGATGGCTTAGAAGGTTAGAATGTAGACAGAATCATTCTATCTGAATCATCAATGAATAATGACTATGATAGGGAGAACCAGTTAATATCTGCTTTCGCTCAATTACTTGAAGATACTGATGATATAGTTAGAGAATTTGCAGAAGATTTAGTTAAATATGCATATTATACTTCTTATGATGAAAGAGGAGTAAACGCATTCTTCCACTTAGTTCCTATTCAGTATAAGATTGATAATGGTTATGTATCTAATATTAAAGAAGTATTAGACCAATTTAAAAATGGTGGAGATGTATCTGGATATAGTTCTATAGCTCAAACTGGTGATGATCCTCAATCTATGAGTTTTCCCTCTATTAGATTAACAATAGCTAGAAATATGTGGGATGATCCTAATATAGTTCCTAAATATAATATCAATCTTAAGCCTAATAGCAACGATCCTTTCCAACAACAATAGGAAGACCGTTCTAAGAGTAGTGATTATGATATTGTATTGTCTAAATCTAGAAGTAACATTGGAGGTAAAGCTATTACTATGTATGACAGTTTTGCTGTTCCTCACTATAGAACTAGAAGAGCGGAATTCATAACTGTAAATAATGGTTCTGGATATAATACTTCAATTCAATTATATCAATTAATTGGCGAAATAGCTTATGTAAATGATGAAGGTAAGAAGAGTAAAAGAGGAGCTAAACTAATCTATAAGAGAATACCTAAATTAGGTATTAAAGAAAATGGATTTAGAGTTAATGAATTTGCAAAAGGTGGTTTGGATATATCAGCTTTTGATTAGAATGCGTTTGATGAAAATGTATTAACTGATGATAGTGTTATAGCAGAAACTGCAATGTCTAGAGTTAAATTACCTAAATTAAAGGATGAAAGTAGATTTACTAAACAGTTTATACCTCTTAGTTCAGATAATATTTAGGTAAAAATAAACGGAACATAGAAGCAAATAGAAGGTGATGTATCTGATACGCAAGTAGTAGATACTACCTTTAATATAGATCCGTTATCTGAAGATAATGTAGTATATGATGAAACAGATGTATCAGACTTTGTCAATGTTAGTTTAGAAGAATCATTTGATGGATCTGAAGCTATGGACATCATAAATGAATAGTTAGATATATTCTCTGATATGCAAGAACAATTCTCACAAGAAACAGAAGATCCTTTTGCTAATGTAGATACTTCTTCTATTGCAAATGAAGCTTTCAACATGGATGTTACTGAAGATGTGGTAGATATGACTTATCTCGCTGAAATGGGTAAGAAACGTAAAAAAGAATGTGAATAATTATGCAGTGTTTAAATTTAAATAACAAAGAAGTAAAAGCAGCTGTTGATGAAGTTGCTAGAGTGTTAGGCAGTGAAGATGCTGCTTATTATATCATATCTGAAAATAATGGTTATGCTATAGACTAGGGCCCAGATGGGTCTTAGTCTGAGCTATTTTCAGACCTTTTAAGACGTTTTGACGGAGATCGTAATCAAGCTATTAGATAGATAGCTAAAACGTTTATACCGGCTTAGGGGTGGCCTTCTTATTTCTTTTCAAATATAGGTGATATTACCGGTACTTGGTCAGATGGTTCTCCTCATATGAGTACTACATCAGGACAAGTAGTTGAACGCTTAAAACAGTATATACCAAAAGATTCTATAGCATACTAGATACTTGATTTATTCTCTGATACTGATGTATATATTGGTATAACAGAGGAAGGAGATCAATTAGCTAATGGGAGTTACATGTGGTATAGTAGTAATACTCACACTATATGGATTAGTAAAGAGATATTTGAAGAAACAGATATGGAGTACAATGCAAGAAGTATTGTACATGAAATGGTTCATGCATTTACTTCAAGATCTTTTGAAAATGTCAAAAATGGTGAGGGCACTGACTTAGAAATTAAAGTATATAATAAAGTAAAAGACTTATTAGAATTCAATAGAAAACTATACTAGGAAATACATGATGAAAAAGGTAAGTGGACTGGTGCATTATATGGTTTAAAAGATGAACATGAATTTATAGCCGAATTTCTTACTAATGAAGAATTTGTAAATAATATAATAGATGATGCTAGATAGAAAGGATTATTTGAAGAAGTGATAAGTAAGATAAGGGAAGTATGGTCTGCAATCATTGATTTACTTACCGGAAAATAGCATGTAAAAAATACAGAAAGTACTAGAGATATATTAATGAAATTATTATCTTTCAATTTAGAAGATAATAATGAATCTGCTAACGTTAGATTTGAAAAGTCATTAAACAATAAAGTTAAACAGCTTGAAACAAACATACATGAAGCAGAGAAGTATAACTTTGATACTAAAGAAGAGTTAGACAAGAGATTATCTGATATAAGATAGAACTTACTATCTGGTTTACAATCTAGATTACGTAGTATAGATATTACTGATATATCTAAAAGAACGGAAGTAATAGAGAACATTAAGTATCAAATTGCTAATCTATAGAATGCTGCTATAAGCGATTTTGATGTTATAGCTTCTTTTATTACAGACTTAAAATTAGATGTTAGAGATGTAGGTAACAGAGTAGTAGAAGCTTATAAAGGTTAGGCTGATGCTCTAACAGACGAAGAACTCGTAGCATTAAATAAGAACTATTTTGCTTTTTACTGTGAGTAGGCTAAAGATATATATAATTCTTTAGTAAATATGAATACTTATAAATAGATTGTAGGAGAAGCAAATTATAATAAATTAATGACAGAACTACAATTATGTAAGAGTATTTTAGATTAGAGCTATGATGCGGTTAAGCGTATGCAAGTAGTTAATGCTTAGAGAATCATGTTAAAGGAAGGTATAAAGGTAAATAGTCCCACTATATATAACTATATATCTGAAAATACTAGAAAAACAGATTTTGATATTAGTTACATTACTAGAGTGTTAGGTTCTGGAGATAGAATCAATGATGAAGCTATTAAGAGTTTGTTTAATATACTATAGAATACTGAAAATAGTATAAATGAAGTAGTGTTCCAAAAAGCTAATGAGTTAAATAAACTATTAAAAGTAGCAGGAAATAGAAATCAAAAGTTGTTATTTGAAGTAGATGAAAAAGGTAATACTACTGGTTATATAATTAGAGATTTGAACTACGGTAGATTCTATAAAGATTTAAAATAGTTTAAAGAATAGTTATAGAGAGAATTCGGTGTAGACCATCAAACTCTTCAATTACCTGAGAACATAGCTACTAGAACAGAGTATAATAAAAGGCTTAATAAGTGGTTATCAGAACATTGTGAACGTAAATATACTAACGAATTCTATGATTTGATGAATTCTCTTAGCCCTGAAGCTGCTTCAGCGAGAGAGATGATAATGTCTAAGATAAGAACTTTATCTAATAAATATAGAGATAATAATGGAGTAATTCATTATGAATCTATGACAGATGAAGAATGGAATACTTTACAACAGTATGAATTAGACAAGAAAGAGTTAGCTAGTATCTATGATATATATGGTAATGAAAAGCCAGAAGGTTCTGTAGAAAGAAGAATAGCCGACGAACTTACTGAACTAAATAATAAACTATCAAAGAATCTTAATAAGAATTATAATCAATAGAAATTCTAGGAATTAATTGAAGAAAAAAGAAATAGTCTAAGTAAGCACGAATTTAAAAAGTGGATGGATCGTAATACCAGAGTAGTATATACTGAAGAGTTTTACGAACAATTAGCTAACTTAGATAGAGCTGACTACGGAGAAGTATATGCTGAATATAATAAGTAGAAGAGAGCTATCTTAAATATGTTTAGAGATAACCGTACTGGTGAAGTAAATCCTAAACTAATGCCTAATTCTACTAAGAGATTGCTAGATTAGTTAGAGATTAAGATGAATAATATAAGAAAGTCATCTAAAAAAAAGAGATCAAAGACTGAGTTTAGTAAGATAGCTAGAGTAGTAGCTACTGAAGCTTATAAGAGAGATGAAGCAGCAGCACTGGCAAAAGACCAAGAAGTTCCTGGTAGTTCAGAGGTATTCTATTTAACGAATACTTATAACACATCTACTGGAACTGCTCCTAAATCTTGGTATACAAAGATTGCTCCTAAAGATAGTAAGTATATACAGGTTATTCCTTCTTCTAATTTATCTGAATTATCTTCAGAGTCTCCATTTGTTAATAAGAACTACAAATAGGATAATGACGAGTATTATCAGCCTAAGAGATCAATATATGATAATAGCAAAGCATATAATGAAGTAATGTCTAATAAAGCATTATCTGAGCTTAGAAAAGCTTTAATAGACACAATGGAGGAATCTAATAGTAAATTAAATAATCTAGAGTATTTAAACAAGTATAGATTACCTCAAATATCAGGTAGTTTGTATAAACATCTTAAAGCATCAGGATTTAATCCATTTGCTGCTGTAGGTAACTATTTATTAGATGCTGCTACTGTAAAGAATGATGATGTTGGTATAAATAAAAAGGTTTTAACGTCTCCTGATGGTACTTCTTTAGCTCTTATTCCTCAATACTTTACTAAACAGCTAGACGATCCAGCTACTATATCAGCAGATATGGTAGGTTCTGTTATTCAGTATTTTAAAATGGCAGAAAACTTCAAACAGAAGAATGAAGTGAAAGGTGAGGTAGAAAATATAAAGTCATTTTTATCATAGAGAAAGTATACTGGTACTAGTACTATAGGTTCAATTAAGAGAGTATTTACCGGTAAACAAGAACCTAAACTTGGAACTGATACTAATATATATAAGTTTGCAGAAAAGTTTATTAACATGAATCTATATGATGTTAAGACTAATGCTTTATCTATATCTATTAAAGACAGAGAGATAAGTATAACCAAGCTATTAAAGACTATTACTGGTTATGGTACATTACGAAATCTTGGTTTAAACTTCGCTTGTGCATTTACTGGTTTCTTTACTGCTGCTCATGCTCATCTTGTTAATTCTTTAACTGGTAGATATTATACTTTTGGTAATGCAGTAAGCGCATTTAAAGATGTAGTGTTTGATTTATTTAAACATGGTTTAAGTGTTGGTAGTAGAACATATAAGAGCGAATAGATGGCTTATATGGATTACTTTGAGGTTGGTTCTACTATGGATAGTTTGTTTACTAATACTAATAGACCTAAATTTATAAATGTCATTTAGAAATAGTGGGCTTTTGGATTATACTCAGTATCTGATTATTTTATAAAAGGTCAAATACTAAATAGTGTAATGTACGATTATAAATACATTGATGGACAATTCATGCATCACGAAATGTTTTATAATAAATATGGTAGAACAGATGAAACCTAGTAGAGATGGAAGAAAGCTAAATCATTTAAAGCTTTAACTAAGTTTAGTGCTGGCAAAATAGTTGCTATTTCTCCAGAATATCAACAAGCTGTAGATAAAGCTAAGTTTACTATCGGTAATGCTGCCAGATAGTTAGCCGGTTCTGCAGATGGTCAATTAAGTCCTTTACAGAAAGCTCAAATGAGTGCTAATGTATTTGGTGCAATGTGTATGATGCATAGACAATATATCCCTATTATTCTTCAATAGAGTTTTACTATGGATAGACAATGGGATTATCAAACTCAAAGAGAAGTAGAAGCTATACTTAAAACTCCACTTAGAGTATTTGCTCAAACTTGGAAAGACAAATCAGGAGCTGACCTTCTTACTACTGTTTTAAAATAGACTTTTCTTAATAAAGGTTTTTCAAGTGAGTTAGATAGAACTAACATTAAGAAGTTGAAGATAGAAGCAGCATTGTGCATGTGTTTATATCCTTTAATAAGGAATATTCTAAAAGAAGAGGCAGATAAGGATAAGAGGAATATACTTCTTAACTTATTTGCTTATGTAATGGCTAGAACTGCTTTTGAAACTACTGCTCCGTATAACCTAGTAGATATATATAGCACTATTAAAACACCTACCCCGCTATACTCATTATTGGATAACGTTGGGTCTGTAATTTCTTATCCTTACGATTTGATATTATCAAATATAAGAGGAGAAAAAAGTAAATAGGGTAAAATGATAACTAGAGGTGCTTATAGAGGAAAAACTCAATTAGAAAGAAATATATGGAAAATAACTCCATTCAAAAATCTAATTGAATTAAATGATATTCCAAGTAAGCGTAGATATTATGATACTTAGATTACTGGTGATTAAAAAATTAAAGGCAAGCTTTTCACAAAGCCTGCCTTTTTTGTGTAGAGTAATTCTTAAAATATAGTATCATAAAATGAACTATCTAAATAATCTTTCCAAAGTATTGCCATACTTAATATAAATTCTTTAGTACAAAATTGTGTACCATTGGTTTGCATTATACTGAAATCAGCTTTTTGGTCATTAGTTTTTAACTTAAACCTATAGCAAACTATATTATCCTTTATTATATCATTATAGAAAAACTCATTTTCCTGAATTCTTCTTACTATATAATACTTAGGATATGTTTTATATTGAAGTATTAAAAACTCTTTATCTATAGTAATATCTATAAATAAATCTGAAGTAAATACTATTGGATTTATTTTAAATAGGGTTGCATAATAACGCAACCCTTTGTTGTATTTATTAAAGTTCAACTTCTTCATTGCAAACTATGTTTTCATCTACTTCAAATACTTCTTCGCATGAATCCATAGCTATTGCAATTAAAAAATCATTTAATGTCTTAGGTTCTAAGTTCTTCAATTCCATCATTTTCGTAATATTTACGAGTATGGTCCCAATTACCTGTCTGATAATGATATGATAGTTCTGTTAAAGCTTTGACAATGAGGTCCTTACGACTATCTAACTCTAATTCGTTAAACATATTAAATACTCTCACTTCATTATTACTATTTGTTTGAATAGCAATAATGTATGCTTCACAATCATAATCTGAAATATCAATTTCTTGATCTTTCATGTACCAACTAATTGCAAGCAAGTAATAAGTTATCTGTCTATAATAATCAAACTCTTCTACAGAATGTTTAAAATTATAGACATCACTAGTTGTTTTTAAGTCGATTAAAATAATCTTCTTATTTATATGATCAAATATGCATCTATCAAGTAAAGATTTACAAGGTGCAATCCAATCATCGATAGGTAATTCCCAATTAATATGAAACTCATTATGAGATTCTACTCCAGGAATATCTTCTAATAACTCTTTCGCTTTCTTATGATTATCAATATTATTCTTAATATTTTTAAGCATATTTAAATCAGCAAAAGATATTACTTTACGATTATCTTTTTTACTTTGTAATGCTTTAATATAATTGGCATAACGATTACATAGCTCTGTAGCTTCTTTTAAGACGATTTCAGAGCTTTTTGAATTACTGTATGCAGATTTGTATGCAGCAATCTTTTTATCGTCCTCTATGAGTTCTAATGAATTAGCATAAATCTCACAGAAATCTTTTTGTTGTTTTACTTTAGGTACTTCATAATCAAGAATTACATAATCATTCCAGAAATCCTCTGGTTGCAATATATATTCATGTATCATAGTACCTCTTTCAAGCTGAGGAAGTTTTAATCCTTCTTCCTTTCCATCTATCATATCTCGATAGAAACGTGGTCCTTTCTTCAAGAACCAACCAATAGCAGAATTTGATATTCTCGTATTGTCTTCATAATACGGTTTATCAATTATCATTCTTACTTAATTCTATAGTTACTATTTTAGGTCTTTCTCTTTCAAGATAACTGTCAGTTAGTATACTACAATTATATTGATTTAAATGACCATATGATATACCATCATGCCAATGCCCAAAGAAATGATGCTTATATTTACCAAAACAGTAATGTTCAAGCTTTTCATTATA